TTATTCTTCCGTCACAGTGAGAATATCGGTGAGCTGGCAGTCCAGCGCCTCAAGGATGCGGCCCAGGTTATAGCCGTCCAGGCGGTAAACCTTGTTTTTGTAGTAGCTGTCAATAACATGATACTGAATACCAGTACGTTTTGCGAGATTATATCGGCTGATACCGTTGGCGTCTAAATAGTCAGCAAGACAAAACCGAACAACCTTCATCATGATACCCTCTCTTTGATATATATCATATAGAAACCATACGATAGTTGACAAGCAACTCCTTTTAGTATATTCTCAAATAAGTATATACCGGAGAGGTGAACATTATGACTGACTACAAAAAGCTGTACCATCTGCTGTTCAACGCCATTACCGACGCGCTGGACGGGATAGACCGTCTGGAGCTTACGGCCGCCGTCCAGCGGCTGAAGGACGCGCAAATCAAAGCGGAGGAGATCATTCTGGAAGATATGCAAACGATTTTCCAAAACGGGCTTGAAGTATTACAATAATCGTAGAAAACAGCACAAAACAAGGCAATTTAGGACAATGACAGTTCAAATGCCAGATATGACATTTTGAATCTTACACCAGTTTTACACCAAATGAAAAAAGACTCGATGTGGTTTTCAAATTTCTTACTATCCGTAAAAAAATAGGGGTACAGGCTATAAACCTGTACCCCTAAATTTATTTAAATCAAGAAATCTTCGTCTTTTTCATGTTGCTCATAAACACGCTTAATATTTGCGATTGCCATTACTGCCCGGTTATTTTTATAACCCGGATGACTTTCACAAAAATCTTCATATTCATCAATATCATGTAACACATCTACAAAATATTCATGTGTATAACAATCGTCACCTTTCATAAGATCAGCATTAAAACGCAAAATACGCTGCCTATGTAAATTTGCATCACGCTCATCGTCTACACGGATATGCTCATCCAACCGTTTACGTGTCTCATGTTGCCCTTTTTCTAAAGTATCCAACTTCTTTAAAACATCCCCATTAAAGATACGTCCGATCCAACGACCAAAAGCAGACCACGGATTTACCTTAATTGGTGTTACCTCAATCAACGTCATAGCAATAGCCACAATAGCAAGAAGTGTGCCAGTATTTTCAGACAACAACTCCTTGATTTCCATAAGGCTCATTCTACACACCTCCTGTCATTATGTTTGTATCCATTGTTATTTCACTTTAGTTTCAGAAACTTTTGGAGTATTAATTACCTTGCTCATATCGCAAAGACTATCAATCAAGGCTCCAACTTCATCCATGTTTACATCATAATTGATTGTATCAGCAGAAGATTTGACCATTGCCAAAACCCATTCCTTTTTGTCTGCACCTTTTTCAAGTTTGGATTCTGCCGTCTGCATCAAGTCAATTACCATAGCCACTAACTTATTCCAATTCTTTTCCTTTGTGGCCTTTTGAACATATTCAATCAACTTAATAACCAGAGGAATGACCGCTGCAAGACCAGCCAAAATCGAAACAATGTATTGCATATATTCCATACGTTACCTCCTTAAATTCCCGGACTATCATCCGATCCAGTTTGAATAAATCCATTCGCTTTTGCTGCGGCATATTTAATTCCTTCACCATCTGCGCTTGAATTTTCAATCGTACTTTTCCGTACAATTTGACTCAATACAATACTGGCGGCTGTGCCAATAGGAGTAAATACAATAGTCCAACAAGCCAGTGCGCCAGCATAATTATATTGAATACTTTTTAAAGCAAGATAAAAGCCGCCAGCCAAGCCAGCAGCAAGAAAAATCATAATGTAAAGAGCAAGACGATTAGTAAACCCAAGATGTATGAGATGGTAAAAAAGACCTTTTCGCCTTTTCAAATGCTTTCCACCCATACAATCACCTCATTTTTATGCCTTACCCATCATCTGAGCAAACCGATAAAGAACAGTAACAAACTGTTCACGTGTCAAAATATCAGCCCACATATAATTAGGTTCACCATTAATCTGTGTACCATTACCAGCAATCAAGCCAGTGCTTGTCGCCCATTCACGTGCAGCTTTGCTATATGCGCTACTGTCATTATCCTGAAGTTCTTTTCGCATCTGATTCCAAAACTCTTTAAACTTTGCCAAATCCATATCATCATCCTCCTGCATAATATTATCAGAAATTTTTTCTACCCATTGAAGCGAAACCCAGCCAGCACCAGTAAAACCCCAACCATTCTTTTCTTGAGTAATAGTCAAAATTGCTCCATTGGGATATGCCATCAAAATTGTTCCATTAGGTTCATCACGGCAATTTAGTCCATCATCTGCAATCACTTTAGATTGATAATTAACCGTTTTACCCTGATCTAAAATTGCACTACCACCACCATTAAGAATTGTTTGAACTTCTTTACGTAAAGCGTCCATACTCTTTCCATGTTTAGGCCACCATTGACCAACATCACTATGGTTAGAGCCATATCCGGCTTTATAAGACTCGGCATGGTCGCTAATACCAGAAACAGGATAGCCAAATTTCTTTACCATATAAACATTCCAAGCAACAACCATTTTCCACATACGATCAAAAAACTGCTGGTTTTTTGCAACATCATAACCAATCATCGTACCACCAGCATATGTATGACCCGCTGGTTCACAAATTTCCCATTGGACTTTTGAATTATTCCAAGAACCTTTACTTCCAGCACCACAGCCCCAAGGACGGCTATTATATTTTAGGGTCAAAAGAATTCGTCCCTCTCCTTTATGAAAATCTCCTAAAATAGCATTTACACCCCAACCACAAGATTCTTTATTCATTAACTTATAGAACACATCTACATTTGGTTGAGCGCAACCAACAGAATGATTAACAGAACCCTTTGGGTTAATTGTACGACCACAAGTATAAGCACCATTTTCTGTTGCATATCGTACTTCTAAGTGACTTTCTACATAATTAATACATTCTTGTACTGTCATCATAATTAGTTCACCTCAATATACTCTCTGCCCCAATAAGGCTCACCTTCATCCGGCGTTTTCAATACAGCATACCAAGCCTTTCCACCGTCTTTACGAAAACGTGGATCAACAGTTTTTGCACAAAAACCAAACCCGCTTTCATCTTCTTGAGCATCTACACGGCACAATGCTTTATTGCACTCATAATTTTTCGCAGGATCACATTCATAGAATACAACCTTCTCACCAGTCGCACTATCAACAAGATAATTTCCATTTGACACAATATTGTTTAAATTAATCATAATTTCACTCCTTTAAAGCATCTGTGCAAAACGATACATTACAGTGACAAACTGTTCTCTTGTAAGAATATCGCCCCACATATAGTTAGGTTCACCATTAACAATGGTTCCATTACCAGCAATAAGACCTTTCTCAACGGCCCATTTTCTTGCTTCTAAACTATAATCATTACTATCATTATCTTGAAGTTCTTTTCGCATCTCATAAAAAAGAGCAGTAAAATCAGCTAATGTAAATTCTTCTTTTTCTTTTTGAGATTTTGCAAATTTGTCATAATAACCCTGTCCGTAATTGGCACGTTTATTCTGAGTTGCTTTTTCATTCATGCTTGCTGGTTTTTCAAATTGCAACAAGATTAAATTACTTGCTTCAACTACAGATTCACAATTTTTCAAAATATTTAATAAGCCATATTGTTTTAATTCGATCATCAAATATTCAAGTTGAGTTTCCAGATCACCAATAGACTTATGCTTAGATTTTGTATACTTTAAAAAGCCCTCCTTACGTGACCAATAAGTAAGTTGCCATAAGCCATATCCAGCCGAATCATGAACAAAATTTGTATAAGAACCATTGTCAACAGCAGCCGTATATTCTAAATCCGTCATATGCAATGTTTTTTCATAAGAGTTTTGTAAATTTGTAGGAATTAACCCACTCTCTGCATATAAATTACCCATCAGACCAGCAGCACCAGCATCGGTAAATCCCGCAGCTTTCAAGAAGTTATAAATTTTTTCCTCTACCGTTTTACCAACTAACGCCATAGTCCACCTCCTTACAGATCAGACAAACTACTTTGTTTCTGTCCAATAACCTCACCATCTTTAAAATACTTTCCAAATTCCTCATCTGCATCAATATCTTTATAAACATTGACCATATCCGCAGAATCCCAACCAATAAGAGATTGAATAACAGAATCAGGAATATTGGCTCTTGCTAATTCTGAAGTCATAAAATGCCGTAGAGAATGAAGATACACGTCTGTACCCATAATCTTGGAATAAGTTCTGGCGAAACTATTCATGCGAGAAATAGTAATCGGCTGTGTCCTATCATGAACATCAGTAAAAAGCCATTCGCTTTCAATCCCACGTTTTTGACGATCAGCAAGCCAGAGATCAAGATATGGCTTAAATGGTTTATACAACACGTAGCAAATCAACTGTTTGCCATTTCGCCCACGCCCTTTTGTCTTAATCTTCTCTGGAGTTTTGTATAAAGAGCCATAGATAATATTCTCGTCATCAAAGTAAAACACTTTAAAACGTGCAAGTTCAGCCTTACGCCGACCAGAATATGCCGCCAACGCAAGAAAACAAGCCTGTTCATATTTCTTGTGTTCAACAAGATAATCAAGGCATGATTGCACTTGCTCTTTTGTTAGAATAGTCTTTTCCCGAACAGGTTCATTAACTGGATTTTCAATTTTACGAACAACAGAACGGAAATTCGGATATTCGTCATCCAGAATATTTTCGATAAAATTAGAAATTGAAGATAATGCAGCTTTCAAATGTCGTACTCTGCTTGCCGAACATCCTTGCTGTAAGGCATAATTTTGAAACATCATAATGTCTCTCTTATTAACCTCAGTAAAAAATTTATTCTTTGCATTATCAACAACCCAACAGAAGAAGATGAGCAAATCATTCTCATATACATTAATTGTTAATTCTGACCTATCTACTGAACGAAGATATGTCATAAAATCATTTAACAACTGAATGTTTTCAGGGTTAATCTGCTCAATCTTTTCAGGTGTTGTTTCAAGACATTGATTAGTTTTCCTCCCCATTGAAATGTCTCCCTTCTGTTCTTATAAGCAAAGGGCTGTGCCAATTCAGCACAACCCTTTCAAATCAACTGGTAATGAGGTTTCTCTTCATTAAATAACCAATAGCGCAAGTAATCATCAATTACAATAGCTATTACAGATAACGCCACCCATGCAAAAAAGAATGGAAGGCATATTTGTCCCCATAAATTAAGCGGCATATTTGAATAATCCCAAATGCCAAGTTTAAGCCAGACATTCAAAATCAGGCCAGCAATCAGTTCAACACACGTAACAATGCTTGCTCCAGTAAACGCCTGTTGAACCATACCAAGTTCCCACGGTAAGTATTCATTGATTGCGCCAATTAAAACAAAGCAAATACCTCCTACAAGAGCCATCGTCCAATGACTATGACCACGCCATAGCATCTCAATACCAAAATAGGTAGTGCCACCAATTAACAGTAACACTACCATTTTAATAACATTTTTGATTTTCATTTCACACCAACCAGCTTTGCAATATACTGGAGATCGAGTAAAGGCGCATTATAAAAATCGTAATTCCAAAGCCAATGATCTGCAAAATCAGGACGCTTATATTTTTGGCACACAGGATCGTTCCAAACTTTATCCCATCTATCTTGATATGTAGGATCATATTCTTTTCGATCCAAACGCTTTATAATAGCTTGTGTCAAACGACCTCTTTCAAGACCATTACCATCATCGTTTTGCGAAAAATAATCAAAAGCATCTTGGCTTGTAACATAGCAAATAGTTCCCTTATCACAAGTAATGTGTCTATCTACAACTGAACATTCAGTTCCATAAGGAAGATTCACATTACCACATTGAGCCAATTTCTTATATCGCATTGTTACAACGTATTTGTTATAAATCTGCATTTAAACAATCTCCTTTTTATTTTTAATCAAGCACTTCTACGGAACCGCCAGAAAGAGTAGTAAGAATCTTTTGAATCTGTGCTTGTGCAGCAGCAATATTGCTTTGCATCAAAGCATTCAAATCTTCAGGCAATTCCATACCATAAACAATACCAGCCAAATCATTAATATCGGTTGTCCGATTTACCAAAACACGAAGCATATTGTTATATGTAGTGTGATAGGTAATCATAGACTGAGCAGCAACATAAATTGCCACAATATCAGACTTGCTATATGTGGTACATTCTTTGCCATCGGCATGATACGGATATTCCTCCACACCAGCCATCACAGAATAAAACATATTGGTAATGTTATTCTGATCGTAGCTATCCAAAGAGAAATGTTCGGTAGTATTGCCGCTGTTAGATGTGGTTACATCAACGCCAGCTTCGATTGCGCCATTGCAATAATTACGCATTTCATTCAACTTAGCTGTCCGCAGCAAATTCATCATCTCATCTGTTGCAGGATTATTTTCGTCAACAGGAAAGACGGTCAGATAATCAGCAACAGTAATCTTGCAATTTGTCAGTAATTCATCCACTTGTTCTTTGCACCACAAAGCAGGATAGTATTTCTGAACCATTTCTAAAGCTGTCATATTCCATCCTCCTTAAACCAAATTTGCCATAACTCTCATATAGTCAAGTTCAGCAGTACGCTCTACTTCACTATCTAATTCAAAAACGGCGACTTGCTCACAATCTGCATAAGCCTCCGAATTAGAAATAGAATAAACAACGCCACCAGCTACAATGGCCTCTGCCTCGCTTTTGGGGCATTCAATATTGGTATTAGTTTCTGTCACTTTGCGTACAAAAACTACTTTCTGGAATACACCAATTAATTTATCGCCAGACATTAACTTATACATTCGTCACCCTCCTTATCATAAAAATTTTCACGAATTTCTCTTAACAAAGAAAATGTTTCGGAATTTTTACTTCTATTTTTCATACGATAGTCCCAACGGTTAATTAACGGTACAAAACCATCCATATACCGTTGATAACGTGTACGATCCAGTTCATCCATTTTAGCTTCCCATTCTTTTGGAGAAGTATAATAGAACCATCCAATCTCATAATTCCATCTTGCTTCTAATGTGCATTTGAACTTTTTATCCCATTCAGCAAGTTCTTTTTCAAATAGGCCAACAAAATGTATGTCCATTGCATGAACAGTCTTAAAACTATCGCATCTGGCAGCGTGTGATCTCCACGATTGATATGAAATAAACACATCCTCTGGATTCATTTTACCTATATCAACCCATTCACGAAAGATTTTAAGTTTGCGCCGAATCGCCTTAATACTATTGCGGCTTAATTTCATAACCACTTTTCCAGTTGGTTCAAGGCGAACACGCATTTTCAAGAACTTAAAACTATGATTTTTGAATGGAGTAATAACGCATTTCTTTTCATTCATCTCAATTCCCAATTCTTCTGACAATTCAAATAAAGAATCACGTAATTCAGTTAAGAACTCAAGAGAATTACTTATTACATATCCATCATCCATGTATCTTGCATATCCACGAACACCAAGTTTGTCTTTCACATAATGATCAATCGGACTTGCAAAATCTAAAGCGATATTTTGAGATACTTGGCTTCCTAAACCTAATCCACGTGGATCGTCTGGATTATGTTCAACTCCGCCCATAGTTAAGAAATCGTCTATAAGCTGACAACCGATTTCCTGCAACTTTGGATCATGAATATGTTTTCGCAAACGCTCTTTGGCTTTGTCATGAGGAATAGAAGCAAAATAACCATGAAAATCAAATTGAAATATACCACCTTCCAAACCATATTTACGATAATGTTCCCGCAAGAATTGTTTCAGCCTTTCAAGAGTCATATCCATTCCCTTTGCTGGCAAACTTGCACTATTATCATAAATAAACGTTCTGGAATAGGCTTCGGTCATCAACTCATCACAATAACATTTCTGAACACTTCTATCTTGAATAACAAGAGAATTAATATCTCTCATCTTTCCATGTTCTACTGTCTTGAAATGTTTGAAACCGCCAAATTCATATTTATCATTGAGAACTCGTTCTTGCAAAGAATCGGTCTGCGTTAAGAGCATTGATTCAAAGTTTATAGTAGAGGTTTTCCAACGAACACCCGAACAGCAATTCTCGCCAGCTTCCCACATACTATCAAAAGTAAACACATCCTCAAATGCCTTATCGCAGACCGCCCTTGCTTTTTCTTCTCGTTCTCTTTTGCGTCTTTCGTATCTTTTTTGTTTTCTCTCAGCACTTGTCATATCATAAACCTGTGGAGCAAAAGCCCCTCCTTTCTGTATAGCCTTATCATTCACTGGCGAATACGTCTACGCATCAAATCCGTATTCGGTGACAGCTTCCGATACTGGTTTACTAAGCTACTTAACTATGCACCTATGAAATTTGACGGAGCAACATACTTTAGTCAGGTGTTTAAATTGCTACTAAAATATATCGCACAAACCAGTAAAGTACGTCAAACCATGCAAGAAGCGTCCAGATGCAAGTATCAGAAAAGTATTTTTGGATGCCATCAGGCAGAGCCACGGCATACATCCTCCTTCTGAAATAACGGATATTGTGTTCGCCAGTCATAAAGAAAGGTTACTAAGACTAATCCAAGTTTGCAAACTATAACAATTTTGATGCTACTGCAAACAGTTTCAAGAATCCGGGAGCGACCCCATTGGAATTGCCGGAGTTGTTGTTGTTCGGAGAGCCGTCAGTGTTGACATTGCAGAAGTTGTTCGTGTTGCCAGCATTAACGGAACGCAGCCACCAATTCGCTGGGTCTTTTAGCAGGATGTAACCGAAATAACCGCTTATTCAGCGGTATCTTCTATGTTGAATGTTTCCTCTGGAAGAATTACCTCGCTTTCTTTATCTTGATCTGCATGATTGTTGACCTTTGAATTTGTAGACTTTTGCTGATTACGTTTATAACGTTTTTTATCAGATTCAATAATCCCTTTAATCAAAGCAGCCTCAAAATTTAATAGTCTCGCCCATTCCTTGAACATAGTTGACGTTTTCTTCTTATCTCCAAGAAAATTATTTCCTTTTAAAACAAATGAAAATACGATAGTCAGCAAACTACTCATATGAAAAATCTCTGCTCTTGCTTTACTTAGAAGCCGTTCTCTTTCAATAAAGTCCACTTCGAGCATATTTTTATGAATGTAATATGAGTTGGCCTTTGTGACATATTCGTGAATATCAAGTGCAGCATTTAGAATACGTTCCACAATGTCACGTTTCCATGCTTTTGGAAATTTTTTAACTTGTTCAAGCGTGTAGGTTGCCAGTTCTTGCGCTACACGTATAAATTCAGCTTTTGATTCACTTCGTTGTGAAGCGTATACGGACATAGTAATCCTCCCATTCAATTATTAGATTATTGTCCCTATCTATATTACGCTATTAGATAACTTTCTCGTTCCGCATTATGGTAGCAGAAAATAATCGTTTTGTCAAGTACATATTGAGAAAATTTTCTAATCAATTTTTGATAGGGGGTACACCGTTCATCATCCATTATCTGTCCCGGCTTGCGCCTTAGACGAGATAATGGAGATGAACTGATTAGCTTAAACGCAGAAGCCGGGAGCGACCCCACGGGAATAGCCGGAGCTGCTGGTGCCCGGAGAGCCGTCAGTGTAGACACTGCAGAAGCCGTACGTGTCGCCAGCATAAACGGAACGCAGCCACCAATACGCTGTTGTTGTATTTGCATTATGTTTATTAAACACTTTGCTGTTACCATTCTTATAATAATCATACTGCATCTGAGAATTTTGCTCATACTGGCTGGCATATGTCCTTGCACCTTGAACTTCAAATTCAGACAATAAGAATAAGTAATCTGTTGTTGCAGTTATTGCACCTGCTGCGTTGGAACTTCCTCCTGTATTATCACTATATTTTGTAACCGACTTCATGACAGCACGAAGGTCACTTGGCAATGCAGCCATAAAACTATTTGCCGCAGGACTTGTTGGGTTCTGATTAAGAACTGTAGTCCGCATAGTACAACCATTCCAACCACCAGCATTTGTACTGTTACCAGAAGTTGAACCATTCATGGTAAATGTGCCATTCCAGTTACCATACTGTGCATCAACAAAACAAATCTGATTACCAGTCTTGCTAACTTTACCAATCTGGAAGTGAATGCGATTAGCACCTTCTTTTGCGCTATTGTGATTAAAGCCCAAAATGAAAGCCCACACATCCATATTGATAGCAGTAGACTTAACAGTACCATTCACTTTAATTTGCTTTGCATCACCAACATTCCAATAAGTTGAAGCCACACCAGCATCAGACACTTGCTTAATTTGCGCCCAAGTATACTCATTAAGAGCCTTGCCAGAAGCAGGAATAAACTCTGCATTCACAGTAAATGTTTGATTTGCTGGAGCATTATGGTTAGTTCCTGCCGCTACAGAAACAGTTACAGTCGCTGTACCAGATTTCTTATTGACATGATTGACAGTAATCACATTACCATTAATAGAAACTGTAGCAACACTGGTATCACTGGATGTAGCAGAAATTGCACCATCACCAGCACGTGTCACAGTCACAGTATCAGACAATTTACTGGTATTAAGCGTCACTGAACTCTTATTCAGACTTAAACTACCAGCCGCCTTTTTAATTGTCCAAGATACTTCCTTTGCACCTGTGCTACCATCACTCCAACAATAATCAGGCTTTGGTGTAAATGTTGCCTTATATGTACCAGCATTTGTAGCCTTAGTAACACCACCAATAGTCAACTGAGCAGTATTGTAATTGCTAAATGTCGGTGTGAGTTCAGCCCCCGTATAAGTTAAAGTGCCGCTTTGAGCAGGAACAGCAGTCAGTTTAGTTTTATTAGGGATTGCTGTAATTCTACCCGTTGTACTTTTATTAACTGCACCTTCAGTAGAAATTGGGAACAAAGCAAAGTAATAAGTAGTTCCATTTGTAAGGCCAGTTACCTCTAATGGATTGCTTGTATGTGCATTTCGAGTTGTGCTATTCAAAGCAAGCGTACCATCTTCGGGAGAAGTAGGATAACCACCAGTCTTATAAACCACCTTCGTACTTGCCCATGTTGAAAGCGTTACGCCATCCTGAACTTTAGTTGCGGCAGGATCAGTCCATTTAAGCTGAACACGCCCATTCAACTGTGCGGCAACCGCCAAACCAGAAATATCACCAGTAGGAACAGGATTAGGTGTAACTGTTACCTCGTTCGCAGGATCATCAGCATAAGTGTTTGTAGTGGAATATGGGAAGAACTTATAGTAATAAGTCACACCATCACTCAAACCACTATCACAAAAATACTGCGTCTTATATGCGTTACGGGTTTTATTGTCAATAACGACTGTACCATCACGGCGATTTGTTGGCATAGAACCCGCCTTACGAACCAGCAATGTACCAGCCCACGCAGCAAGGGTAGCATCACCAACAACCGTATCAACAGGATCAGTCCATTTCAGATATGCTTTACCCGAAGCAGCCAATGTAGCAAGGTCAGTCACAGGAGCCAGAGGAATACCACCGCCCCCACCAGAGCCACCGCTACCAGTTGGGAAAATAGAAACAATAGGCATATATAACCTCCTTTAACCAAGAAGAATAATTGTCACAGGAATATCACGTGTAGGCTTATCGCCATATGCTGTAACGGTCAAAGAACCATCTGCTTGACTACTGATACGCATATCAGCGTCTACAACATCTTCAATCTGTTCAGTTGTGATATTTTGTCCGATAGTAATAATGCCGTTCTGTTCTTCAGTAAGCCCATCAACAGAAATTGTTTGGGAATACGGAGCGTTTTCGCTCCATTCAGACATAGATAAAACGGCACTAATTGCTACACTAAGATTGGCTTTCTCACCAAGGGCGGTATCAATTTTCTCCATATTTGAATTTGAATTACCATTGATGCTTTCACGCCATTCTTTAAATTTTGTCTGGTCATCATCTGTAAGTATCAGATTATAATTTGCTGTTGTACTCAAAATAAAACACCACCCTTCTTTGAATTAACCAAGCAGAGTGATGAGAATAGGAATATCAATTTGTGGTGTATCTCCACGACAGGAGATTGTAATTGAACCATTTGCTTGAGCAGTTACAAACATTTCAGCGGCAACCACAGCTTCATACTGTGCATCACTAAACGCTTGTGGCAAAGTAACATAACCATTCTGATCAGCCATAATAGCAGACACAGATACGGTCTGTTGCCCATTCACCCAAGCACTTGCCAACAAAGTTGTATTTACTGTTTCACTTGGTTCGCAACTTTCAGCACCATCAAAAGGCAACTCTTTATATCGCTTACCACCATATCCTGTTTTATGGCGTGTACTACCATCCTCAAAAACTACTGTAATTTGTTCGCCATCCAGCAAGATAGGATTTTTAGTTGTCCAATTTGCAACAGTATCACGCCGTTGCTGAATTGCAGATACTTTTACGACTTTTTCAGCCATCCACTTCACCTCCGCTTTTAGAATAAGAAAGAGAAGGCTTTCGCCCTCCCTTAATCATTTTTTTAATTACGCATTACCACCATCAAGAATGATAGTGTCGGTATCATGTACCACAGTATCAGGCAGAGTATAAACAGTAGTTTCAGTGCCGCCAATCTTCACATTACCGTTTGTAGTAGAAGCCTCAACCTTAGTTGCGCCCTCTGCAACGCCATCCAACTTAGTCTTGTCAGTGGCAGACATAGCACCAGCAGCAGTAGTAGTGGCCTCATCCAACTCCAGACCAGCCGCACCAACCTTCAGGCCGTTGGTGTTTGTACCCAGCTTAATGGCAATAACATTAGTTGCAGAAATCTCAATGCCATCACCAGCGGTATACTCGTCAACCAAGTCCTGAACAGACAGATAAATGTGACTCTCGTTGCCATCACCGCCAACAGTATTCACAACAAAGTCAATGTACTTGTCGCCAATAGCAGCACCAGTATAGGGATCGTCAGCGGCAGCAACCACCTTAATATCAGCGGACTTCACCAGATAATCCTTCGGAATGTTAATATCAGCACCAACCACAGTGCCATCCACCGTCACCTGATAAGAGGCAATATAACCAGCATTGGCAGTAGCCTTCTTCACCACATCAACAGTGTGATCCTTAACATACAGGCCATCAGCCTTCTTCTGCAAGCCGTTATCAGCATCGGCAGACACGTTCACACCGATTGTCTTGCCAGTCGCATCAACGGTCACAGCACCATCGGCAGCAGTATAAGTAGTATCGGCAGTAGTAATCCGCACAACCTCAGTGTAAGCGGCATCAGCCAAACCCTTTGCGGACAGAATCAGAATATGAGGATCAGTAGCATCCTGCTCCAACTTGTACTGAGTATCGGTATCCTGCACCTTACCAGAAATGTAAGTATCCAGATTCTTAATCTCGTTGGCAGCGTACTCAGGCTTAGTAACAGCCTTCGCCCAATCAGGCACGTCACCAGCCAAAGCAGTAATATAAGGCAGATCGTTAAAAGCAGTAGTACCATCACCCAGCTTCAGCAAAGTAGCAGCCTTAGTACCAGCATCAGTATCAGCAGGAACCAGCACAACGATAGGCTCATTCACACCATAAACCTTATTAGCAGCCTGAAGATTAGCCAGAGTGTCACCACGAAGTTTGTACTGCACATTAATAGTCTTGTTAGCCATAATCAATTACCTCCTAATATTTTTAAATTTCACCGTCAAGAATGATGTAATCGCCATCATCTTGCTCTAATTTGTTTACATTCAGTGAATTGACTTCCATTGTGCCATCTTCACCGATAGTAACCTTGTTTTCGGAATTGCTGGATTTAACTGCGCCAGCCGTAGTTTCATCACCAATAGGAACGTCAACGGCGACACCCTCTTTGATTGACTTATCTACCTCCGCAAATTTATCCTGAACTTTCTTAAAGTTGTCATTAATTTTTCGAGCAACTTCCGCACCAGAGTCCGAATTAGCCTGTGTAGTGCCAGCCCTCAACAACTCATAAACAAAATTCATTCAATCAGTCACCGCCTCCCTTTTAAGCATACAGAATATAATCTGAACGTAATTCAGCGGTATTAAAAAGAAAGCCTTTATAGTCCTCTGGCTGTCCTACTGGAGCAAAACAACTACCAATATTGGTAGGATCGTCACCACCCGGATCATACGGAGGACTATGGACAGGATAGAATACACCCCAATAAAATCCATAAGCCATAGACATATTGCATCACCGCCTTAATAGATAAAACAAATAATACAATCGTTTACTGACGTTTTGAATTTTACTTCTCGGATTTCAGCAGTATTTGTGCCGCCAAGTGCAATGCTTGAGAAATTGCCTAATCCGTCAGTTGTAAATTCAAATCCATCCATAAGAAATTCTGTATAAGCCGCTGTTTTAATGGTGATGTGATATAACTTGTCTGCAAGTGAACTCGGCTCAACCTTTTTAACTTCTGCCAAACAACGTTCAACGACATTTTCATTTGCAGCAAAGTTGGCGTGTAATAATCCACCTTGTTTTCTTACCATTATTTCACCACCTTTTATAAATAGAGTTCTTTATGTTATTCTACAATTATCACATAATCGACCTCTTCCAAAGTCATATTGTCAAAATCACTCAGAGTTAAATCGTCCATTTCATATAACAACCGATACCTCTTTAATCCTGCGCTTGCCTCACAATCTAAATACATATCGGCAGTTATAGGTTGAATAAATTGAATTATAGTTTCTACAATATTAGCAAAGACATTAAGCACATCTTCCATTCCAGTAAACTTCTTCAGCCAAAAATCTTGTTCCGTATCAATATCAAGCCATGTTTCAAACTCAGGATCATGTAAAACATTTTTCAGCACAAGATCATCAACCATATCTGCATACAAATATGTCATTGCTTCACCACTGATATGGAACAAATAGAAAATGTCAGTTGGTGCAACATCCAAGAACATTGCAATTTCATCTACATCAATCATTTTCTTGCTTGCCATTTCAGCATCGGCAGATATATATAATTCATTTTCAAACTTATCAATGCTATATTTCAATGTATCTAATTCTTCTGCAAACATCGTCATGTCGAACTTTGCATTGCCGAGTGAAAGTGCGACATAATAATCAAGTGGAGAAGCATAAATCTCCAGAGCAGAATCACCACTAATGAAACTTTTTTCAAGAATGTCCATTTCATCAGCAGACAAAACTATTTCTGATTCACCACTTGCCATAGTCTGTTTTAACAAATCAACATCTGTATCTAAATACATTTCACTTACAATTTGCTCATGAACAATTTTAAGAATATCGTGCATGGAAACATCAATAAACATTTCTGATTCAATCTTTAACGCTTTTCTAATCTCAATATCATCCATAGTAGCAAATATATTAAGCCAATCGTACATCGAAAACGCATCTCTTTGAACCAACTGCGTGATAATAACATCAATTTCGGTGAGCCGCTGTTTCAAATAAACGTCATACAGTTCCAATTCTCTCACCTACTTTCTTCATGTTATTTAAGGAGAAACCGTTGGATTAGCCAGTGTCAGTTTTAAACTCCCTGTCTTAACCATAACAATAGTTGCAGTTTCGACGCTACGAGATTGAGATAATTGATTGAACATAAGCAAGTTGCCATCAGTGGGACTATCAAACAAAACAAAGTGTGTAATAGTTCCCCAACTCGCAGAACTCTCATCAAATTGAATTTCGCCGTCATTTGAAACGACACCATTCACAGGTTCGCCCAAATTTGTCAACTCGACACGCTGATAACCAGCAGATGCAAGCGGTTCACTAACACCAGTGCCATCAACTTGCGGCGCAGTAGAACTCAAGCCAAGATACACCTTCTTAGGCAATGTAGGACTTAACTTAGTCATAAACACATTACCCATAATACAGTTCAGAAAATATGTAGAAGTCATATACTGTTCACCCTCACTTTCCTAAAAGATAAATTTTATCTCAAAAAACTCTCATTGATATTGCGAGAAATTAAAAGAATCCCATGATTAGGGATTTCAGCTTCGCCATCTATATCTTTGATAGTAATTTGATAAATGTACTTTCCCTCCAGCCCTAATGTATCAGATGGAAGTAGATCAACAGAAGCAATATTCTTTGCGCCTGTCTCATCATCACCGATGCTGAACTTTAGAGGTTTATTTATTAATGGATCGCCAGTCTTATCAGAATAGTCCACAACAGAAAAGTCACCTATACAACCATCTGCATTGAAAGGAACATTCTTTATTGTCCAAAGCCTCCAGCGGAGGGTTTGTGACTGGCCTGACACAAACACTACCTCTGGTAATGTGTAAATATCATGTCTCATATATCACCCTCCATAATTCACAGGAAATTCACAAACAAAATCTAAAATGCAATTTCCCTTTACCTGTAATTTGTTCATCCCTTTTTTCAATGGCAACCAGTTAAAGTTGAAATACTTATACAAATTTGAATAGCTACTATCTGAAGATTTGATTTTTCCAAGAGCATTATCAATAGAAATTTTCAAAAAATAACTTTGTGGCAAATTTGTAAATTTCATTTCAATATCATCACACGACTTATTGATAATTGAAATTGTATTGCTGCCATTTAGCTGAATTTCCAACTTTGGATAATACAGTTGATTAATTGTGGAGCGACTAATTAAATTGATATTTGTCGTTCCATTACAAGGATAATGAAATTTTCGTGGGAACATATATGCGTATGGAGAATCACAAGTAACCTTTGCCGTAAACGCCCAAGGAAGCCAAGAGAGTTGTATCGGCTCAAGTTCACTAAACACACAATGATACCTAACAATTTCCAAATCGGGTTGTTCTATTTCAAGCCATTTATACTGTGTCGGCCCCGTTAGCCAGTTAGCTATTGCATCCATCTCATACCGATCAAGGTGTTCATCCATTTTCAACATGAGCGGATCAAGGCCAAACACAAGCCTAAATTCAAGAGGTTCTTCGTAAGTCCGACCATATAAAAAATTCCGTCCCACGGACGGAATTACATCGGTCTGTATTTCTCCTGCGCTGGCAAAGGGAGTAGCCTCATTGTCATTGCCATCAATATCATAAATCCGAAGTCCATATTCCTCACAAGGAACACGATTGTAAGAAAACTTCTTTGCAATAAAACCCATCTACTCACCTCGCAATCTAAAATTTTATTTTTCCGAATCTGGAACTTCTGGTTTCTTCGCTGGTTCAATATTACATTCTGCCAAATAATTCAACACCTCTTGCAGAATCATAAAGCTACCTGAAAGATTTCCTGCGTTCTGAACTCCAGTTACAGTAATACCAGTATCTAATGTTCGCATAACAGCAGCAATAGCCTGACATACATCATCTTTATTTGTAATTTCCTTCATACAAACACTCCTTTATTTATTAATAGCGTCATTAATACAAACCCAACTGCCATTGACTTTAATATGAACACGTGCAGTAATCCAAAGTCCACCACCAGCATCAATTCCTAAACCTTCACTTGCAGAAATTCTCATTCCTCTATATGAGTTAATCATAACAAGATCAGTTATGTTTACACCATCACTACCATATCCATCATACATAGAGCCATAAGAACCAAACAATATGTTTGCACCATTAACCGTACCGCCCTGAATGTATGCGCCATATATACGTGGTGAAGCAATAAGGTCTTGTGTAATTTGTGTACTTGCAATATTCTTAATTTCCTGTTGTGTCCACATATTTTGACTGAGCCAGTTAATGTCTTGGTCAACACCATCCAAACGTTGATTAAAATTATATAGACGTTGATCAATATTCCAACTCATATTTGTTATATCATTATCCAATTCAGTAAATTTACTTTGTACACCACTATTCAAATTGTTCCAGGTGATTACACCATTTGCTAAAGTAAGATTTCCTTGCATCCACACGTTACCATTTGGATCAACATAGAAATTGTAACCCTTTGTTGCATACGAATTTCTACCTACTCTAATACCAACACCTTCAAGCCACGCCTGACTATCGCCAGCAGCAGTTGAAGCAGAAAGTGTTCCCGACAAAGATGGAGACACTAATTTGCCACCAATAGTAGCATTATTGGCTCTCATATCACCATTCTTTTTAACCCAAAATGGAGCATTAGCAGGATTTTCAGCACCAGCCCAAAATGCGTATGCTGAATAATAACTTGTACCACCATTAATAGCAACACGTGTGCTACCGTTGCCAGAATACAAATAACTGGACGCAATAGTAAATCCACCGATCTCGCCTGATGTAGCAATTAACTTACCCTTTAAATAAGCATTACCGTCCATATCAAGCCAGAAATTTGCATTAGGAGAATCACCAGATGAAATGTCGGTTACTTTCTTAATGTTCCTATTGTTCACTGTACGAACACCTGAAGGCTGTCCTTTACTATCATAATAAAACAATGTATCTTTGTTCGCTCCACCTACAATGCCATAAATAGCCCCAAGGTCAATACGACCTCCAGTGCTGCCATAAAGATTAAAAGAAGCATTGTGTAATGATGCACCTTCAGCATCAACTTTAAATACAGCTACACCACCATCTTGCTTCTCACTTTCGATCACCAAAGACGTACCAGCAAGAATAGTGCCTACAATAGCAGGAGCAACGATACCAAATATACTGCCAAGATTTTTGTCAACAAACTCACCAATACCGATTGTTGCAGAGTTCCAGTTGTCATTAGTAAACATTATGGCATTATGAGCAAGCCATAACTGTTTCGGGCTATAGTCACCGCTGGCCTGAATGTATTTCCTACATCTCAATCCTGTCTGATCAATCGTCAACTCGTTATTTGTGCCAGACATAATCATATTTTTCATAGTGTCAATCGCAGAAGTCATAAAGTCCTTGACTTGAGTTTTTGCACCACTGGTAACAAAGTTGCTGTAGTTGTATTTATTAAAATCAAGCGAACTTGCGGATGAGATACTTTGATCCAACAAATCCTCAAACTTGAATGAAGCGTCATTCAATTTATAAGCATTTCCAAAATCAATCGTAAAATCTGTTAAATCATCAAAATCAACTTCAATACTTGTTACAATAGGTGTAACAACTCCTTTTTCCATTTGAAGATATACTCTTTCGCCCAATGACAACTCTTTAGCAAAATCAATGTAATCTTCTAATGCAAGGAAATTGACAACAGATGTAGAGAAAAAATAATCAGGAGATGATAACTTTTCCAAAGTCTCAAATCCATATTCAAACAACTCCCATTCAATAGACATTTTCTGATACTCTGTAACATCTTGTGTCAAATATAAAGTCGCAGATGAAGTCTTAAATTGCAAAGAAGATGCAGAACTTGAAACACTTGTACTTAATGTACCTGTCATAGCAAGGCTACCACTTGGGAACTCTGCTCCATTAAACGTCCCTTTATTCAAATACAATGAGAACACAAATGATCTGTCAGAATTAACTTGTAATGTTCCATTAACAATCTGTGCGTTTAATACTGCATTTGATGTACTTGCGCCAATCGACCCACCACGAATAATATAAAATGTCATATCATTGCCATATGGTGCTTGTGTCATAGAAGTAAGGTTTGTCAAATTGAATATAGCAGATATTCCGCTAATAGTCTTAGTATCAACGGCATATGCGTCTGTCGAAGTTGCAACAAAAGTGCTATCAGTTAATGAACCACATCTGAAATACCTATCTAAAATTTTCAATTCATCAGATGTAAAAAATGAATCAAACGCAGTTCTCTTATTAATGCTTTTCAGTTGTGATGTATAACTATCAATCTGTGACTGGATGTTTTTAAGCAAATTCTCTTGCGCTGCAATCTGAGTTTTCTTTGAAGATATTTGACTATTTATCGAATTAAGTTCTGATTGCAATGCCTGATCTACCGCTATTGCTTGATGAATAGTGGATTGCTTCGTTTCTAAAGCCAACAATTCCCCATTCATTTCTGCTAAAACGCTTTCTTCTGTTGTATATCTGCTTATTTGCATATTCTGAGCAATTATCAACTGATAATAAGGCTGCTGATAACTCTCAAATGTACTCTTCCATCGACTCCACTTTTCAATTATTTCATCAGAAAAGTATTTATTATTCATATAAGCATCAAGATTAAAAATGCGATTTAACCCCATCGGATTAACACTACGAATTGTAACACCATCCGCACCATAAACATCAAGTGCAGTTACAAGTTCATCTGTATTTTCCTCTATCTCAATCTCTTTAATAAGATTTTTTGTAGATAGATATACAGGCTTTGTATTAACAATTTCGTTAATACTACGCACATTTATCTTTCGATTATATGTATCAAAATCAAAAATACATCCATATGCTTCTTGCAAATCAGATTTAATCCAATCGTAAATATTCTTTGTACTTACGCTGAATGTACGGTATTTGCCAATCAAATCATCAGATACCGTCCCAATAGTCCATGACGGAACTTCTGACATAATAATGCCAAGTATTGAACTTTCAACTGCAAATGGGTTCCAAAAGCAATATGTTCCTTCCTCCAACGTAATATTCTTATTAGTCAGTTCATGTTCAAGAGAATATGCTTTACATGATTTTATCTTAACAACTCCATTATCTGTTTCTTCTGGATTTCTAAGAATAAACTGACCATAGCCCTGAACGTCAATTACTCTCATTCCTGTCAAGAGGTCATATTCGTCCAATTTTTCGCCGTTAATCTGTGATGGATATTCAAAAGAAATCTCTGAAATTTCATTGTAACAGAATGTTCCTTTTGGATTTAGAACATTGCTTAAATAGCCTATCGCAGAATCATCCAAATTCCTCAAGATAAACTTAGGACGTTTTGTGAAATCAATTTTTGAAAAATCAATAACCAAATGTCAGACCTCCTTTCATGATATATGAAAGGGAGGCATTGAGCCTCCCCCTTTATGGTTTCAGCGGATTACTGGTTCTTGTCTTGCCACGTTTAATAAAAGAGTCATTTAATGCAGTAATCGTATGTTGAGAAATATCCCTTGTCAGTTGACGAATTTCAGCCTCATCAAGTTTCTGAACAGTATACACCTGAATTGGAGCGGTCACTTCAATAGTATCACCGCCAGTTTGAATGATGTTCTGAGCCTGTTGACTATCATGCTTGATTTGTTCTTGCATCCGTGGAGTCATAAGGTCTGTTTCTCCTAATGCAACAAGCAATTTGCCAAACTTAGATAGCATTGTATCGTCACGGTTCAAGACCTGATACAGTCGATTTGTGTTATCTTCTGTTAAGATCGTTTCACCCTTCTCCAACTTAGCAATGACTTCATTACCTTTTAAAGTTGGATCGTCACCCACAACACCACCTTTATGATACACGGCATATTTAGACTTATATAATTCTTCGCCATTGATATACCATGTGCCATTCGGCTTACGCTCAATCTTCATACCGGGAAGTGCTTGACGTAACTGCTGTGCCAAGTTCTGCTGGTCACGCTCAAGAGCATCTAACCCAGCTTGATCATTAGCGGCTTTAAGCCCATGCCACTTAGACGAGTTTTCCTTCATTCGACTGATAATTGTACCGGGATTGTACTTGCCGCCAGAGGTATCATACTCTCCACTACCACCAACAATATAATTTGCACCACCATTAGAAGATGAACCCATACTGGCTTCATAGGCCGCAATCTGCTTTTGTATCTCAAGTATGGCATTAAGGTAACTGCCATATTGATTTACTGCTGCACTTGCGCCCTCCCACGCTTTGGTAATCTCATCATTTGTAACTGAGCCATATTCATAGTTCCAGTTAATCAAATCCTGATAAAGCGTGTCCCAATGATTGTTAATGCGGTCAATAGCAAGACGATATACTTTTTCCTCAGAAGAAATGCTATTTTCAAGAATGTCAATTTCTTTTTGCTTTTCCTTTTCATAAGCATCAGCCATATCATCAAGCATATCGCTGGCGGCATCATAAGCATGATCACTTTGATAATCAGCAAGGTCATTAATCTTATCAGACAATTCCTCCTGCAACTTGGCTTTCTTAGCTGCTGCCTCACGACTATCATCCAAATCCAAAGCGGCAATTTGCTTACGTAAATCGGCAATAGCCTCTTCCTTATCAGTAACCGCCTTAGTATACCCATCTTTTTCTTTCTCCAAATCAAGCGACTTTTTCTGCAACGAAACAATTTCTTTCATTGCGTCAACTTGATCCTCTAATGCTTTTACTTGATTTTTAACCTCCTGCTTAATCATTTCCTCGACATATTTAAGCAAGTCATTCAGTGCATCTTCTTGATTCTCAAGTGTTTTCTTTGCAGCTTCATTGGCCTCTTTAATTGCACCACTCACTTGACCAATTCCAGATTTTGCACTATCAGCCAATGCCCTCATGCGATTAATATTCTCAATGTAAGCATTAGCCTGTGCCGCAGAGATTTGTCCAGCCATTTGCATGGCATGAATCTGAGCATACACCAAATCCCACGTAGCACCAGTAACGGTTTCAGTAGCAAAAGCAAGGTTATTCAAAGACTCAATATTTCCGGCCTCTGCCGCAGTACGAATTTGAGCGACATAAGCAAGTGCTTGTTCAATCGCCATTTGCTCTGTACGGGCAGCAATAACTTTTCGTATACTTTCTTCATTGATAACAAGCATACCATTTTCATCTTTGAGATATTGGAGATACTGTACACCCCAAGAAAGGATTTCCTGTAAGGTATCAATAGTAATGAATCCGCTTTCAGCAAACTCATCAGCCGCAGCATGGAGCGTGTCATACAGCCCTGTAATCTGATCAACTGCTTCGTTTGCATTATCTACGACCTGTTGCCAAGCATTTGCAGAAGTTTCCTTAATCTTTTCAGCATAGTCCCACCATAAATCACTGAGTTTACTCACCTCATCAGAGGCATCAGAATATCCCTTTGAACGATAGAACTCTGCTTGTTCATGAATGGCATCCTGCATACGCCGATAATATTCAACTGTATCTTGAGTATACTGTACAATGCCCCTGTAATCATGGGTATCAATAGCATTACTCAGCCAGTTACCGGTTAAGGTTACAGCGTTCTCAAGTTCGCCAACAATAGTGTCATAGGCATTAACAACAGCATCGGTAATACTATCACTATACTCCCACCATTTCTGCTGCAATTCAATGATTTCAGACGATGTATCATCAAGCCCTAACTTACGATATTCTTCGGCCTGATTATGGACAGTTTCTTGCATTTGCTTATAAATAGCAACTACTTGACTTGCATAATCCATCTGTTGCTTTGAATAAGCATCAAAATCCATAATTTTGTTTATGCCAGTATTGAAGTTTTTATCGTCTAATTCAGGGACAACACGGACAACAATCTTATTTTTCTTTTCCATCAAGAACATTTCATGATTGAAATAGTTCAAGACACCATCCATTGTCTTTTTTAATTCGTCAAGAGTATCTTTAAGTTGTTCTTCTAAATTTTCAGCGGCTTTTGTAGCATCCTTAACTTGACTTGTTGTTGTCTTTGTAGTTTTGCCAGTGTCTATCACAGGCTTATATGTTTTGTTTGGATTTACTCTACCATATGCACCGCCATTATAGCCACCAGAGTATGCGGGGATAAGGCCAGTGATAAGTCCACCGCCACGCTTAATCTTTTTGGTTTCTTCAGCCGTATAAACTGTGTCACCCTTATTTAAATGAGCAATTTCAGGGCCATTTGTACCAACCAAATAAGCACGATCACCAGACTTAACAAGTTCCTCGCCTTCCTCGCCAACCAAAGCATCTCCATCTGGAGCGTTCTTTGTACCTTTGGCAAAACCAAGCCAACTTAAAATTCCACTTTTACGCTTTACATCTACATTAACTGTCACTGTTTTACCAGTTAAATTATTAATTGATGTTTGCAGACTTGAAACTTTTCCCTTTGCTGTATCAGCCGATGTTCCAAGAGCATCTAATGATGCTTGAGCATTATCCGTTCCTGTACCATCAACTTCCTCAATTCCAGTTTTTAAATCATCAAGTCCTGCCGAAGCTGGGGCGAAATCAAGCGTATCAAGGAAATCTAATGCTTCATCCAGAGATTGTGCTTGACCTTGTGCATTGACTAATGTAATACTGTCTACTTCACCAAGTTTTCCAATAAGAGTTTCTGCATCATCTTTTGTAAAGCCTAATTGCTCCATGAGAACAGATAGACTTTCCGTATTAACTTTTACCTCAAGCCCATCACCTGAAGCAAGACCCAAATTCTTTAAGCTATTTGTCAATGTATCAACATCAGCAGACGCACTCAAGAATGAAATGCCCTCAACACTCTGTAAAGTTGTAAGCAAATCATGAATCTCTTTATCCGTATAACCCAAAGAAATAAGCTGATCAGTCAACGCAGAAATATTTATCGCAGTTCCTTCAAGTGAATCAGAGGATAACCCAATTTGGTCGATTGCGTCCAACACTTCATCAACATTATAAAAGTCAACTTCTCCCCACATAGACAGTGCTTTCAGACAGGCCAAAGCAGCATCTTCAGATATGCCTAACTTTTCAGCAAGAATATCAACAGACGTAGAGTCAATATTGAATTCATAAGAACCATCGGCAAACTTTTCAATTTCAGCAATAATATTGCCGTCATCATCAAGCACTTGCCCGTTCTCTGCAATCTCATTCAGTCTTTCTAAGAACCCAGCACCAGCAGAATCAGCATCTTCAAATATATCAACATTCTTTTGCATGGCTTGATAAATTTCATCAAGGCCATCACTCCAACCCCATTCATTCAACTGATCAGAGCCAAACAAGAACTCAGCCGCAGCCCAAAATGTGTTACTGTTGACAGTTCCAGCCTCAAACTGCTCATTCAAAGCCTTAAATGCTTCTGCATAAGATTTAAAATCCTCATCCTTTTCAGGAACCGACATTGCAGCGTCATAACGAGATTTTGCCTCAGTAACCTTATCAAAACTACGTTCCATTCCTTCAAGAGCCTGATTGAGCAACAAAGCATTGTCTGTAATAAGTGCAAATCCGTCTTTGCCTTCTGCTACATTTTGCAGAATATTTGCAAGGAATTTTGCACTCATACCATCCTGATCAAGAATAGTTTTCAAGCCAGCACTCTCTTGTGCCAATTCCTCAACGTTGTCCGCTGTGATACCATCAACTGCTTTTGACATTTCAATGATAGACTTTCTGGTATCAGCAAAATCTTCTGCAACAAACAAATCTGACAACGCAGTACGAATATCATTAGCCTTAGTGGTAAAACGTTGTGCATCAAGATATGTAAGTAATGCTTCAACCGAAACTCCGTACTTTTCCGCAGCGGCTTCAAGTTCGGCATACATATCAGAAATAGCACCAGTATCACCAGTAAAGTGCATGGCCTCAGAAGTCCAAATTGCAGTTTCACCAATATCTGCAAGCAACCCTTTAATGTGTTGACCATCAACGTCAAGCCCTTCAGTATCAAGCCTAAACAAATCTTCATTTGTCCAGCCCTCTCCTGCTTTGTCGATCAATCCATTGATATAATCATATACAGTATCTCGACTTAATAATACAGCACCATCATCTGTTTGCAGAATAGGACTGAACGCAATCTCAACACCATCAAATTCTTCTGCGCCTCCAAATACTGTCGAGAATGATCCTCGTAACTCGTCTACTGTAGACCCCCAAGATTCAATAGCATCTTTATATGTTGCAAGATTTTCGTCTGTCCACTCTAATACTTGTCTGTTGTTTGTGTTAATGTTTCCAAATATCGTTTGAGACAAATCAACTCCAAGAAGTTTTGATTCATTTACAATCTTATTATATTGATTATAAATTTCTTCGTATTCTTTTAGTTTGTCACCTAAAAGTTTCTTCTCTAAGTCAGCAGCATCGACTGCATTTTTAATCTCACTTAATGAATCGACATTTGCATTAACAACTAAATCATAAACAAGTTCGATTTTTTCATCTGACAATCCATCAACATATTCCGCAAAATCTTTTAATTTTTGCTCGGCTAAAATCCAATCTGTATTTTGTACAGCATCAGAATTAAAAAATGCTTTTTTTATTTCGTCCCGTTTCGTTTTAACTTGAAGTGCTACCTGTTCTTGCTTTTGCATAGCATCAAGATATTTTGCATACTGTTCATTTTCCCTCAAAACAGCATCAACATATTCTTCAGCAGAACCAATGCTATCGTCAAAACGTGAATCGCCTTCAAGATTTGAAATAATATTTTTTCTGAATTTTTCAAACCCATCTTGCGTAGTTGGATCATTTGAAATTCTTTCAGCCAACATTAACTGAGAAGCAATGTTCTTGTTTGCTGTTTCAATCTGTTCAATAGCACCACTTAACTCATCGGAATATTCACTATACAAATTAGCAAGTTCTTCCGCAACAGGATTATCGGCACCAAATTCTTCAATAACATCGTTCATTGCACTTTCGATGAACTTATAATCAGCCATTAAGTCATCAAAAGTAGCTTTTGCCGTATCTCCACCAGTTAATTCAACACTTGGCAGGAATATTGTACCTCCACCTTTAGAGCCTGTATTATCTATACCTTCATATCCAAGTTCTTTAAGGTAGTCCATAGCTTTACCAGCTTCTTCGCCAATAGCACTAAAGAATTTACTATTCCCACCAAAATAACCAGTTTTTAAATCCTCAACAACCTGATCTTTAGCAGCGTTCGCACCAGCAACAGAAGCGTTTGTTTCAGTACGTAATGCCTCCATAGTTGCTTCAAGTATGGCGGTTTTGTAATCTCCATATTTTGCAATCAAACTATCAAGTTTACTTTCTTCCATACCAAGAGCATTTACAAGGGCATCTCTTGCGGCAGAGGCATCTTCAACGGATGCAGTTCCAGCATCTACGGCCTCGCATAAATCTAAATAAGCATTTGCAAGTTCTGCAATATTAGTTGCCTTTTCAGACGCAGCATTACCAGCATCAATAACTGCTTTTCGTGCTTCCTCCTGTGCTTGTTTCCAGTTCTTGTATGCCACAACTGCAATAGCAATAACAGCCACAACAGCCATAATTGCAGCGGTAGCGACTGTAGCAGCAGAACCAGTAGCAGTAAGTGCGCTGGTTGCACCCTTTAATGTGGTAATAAAACCACCGCCAGATTCTTTTCCTAAATCCCAAGCTGCCTTCAAATTGCCGAACATAGATGTAATCTTAGGAATAATACCAAACCCTGTTTGCAAACTATTCCAAATGCTTTGTACCAATCCAACCGTTTTATTGAAATTGAATAAAGCAATAACGTCAAGCAAAATTAACAGGGAATTACCCATTCCACCAAGAGAATTGATAACATTGTCAATAGTATGAACAAATGTAGTTCCAAAATCAATAATTGCGCCAACCAAATCATCACTAATAATCGTGCTTGACAATGACTCAAAAGATGCTTTAAATTGATTAATCTTAGCTTCCAAACTACCAAGCCATATTTCTTGTTCCTTCATGGCAGAACCAGCAGAATTTTCAGAAGCCTCAAGTGCTGCTTTTAAATCTTCCAAATTAGTTAATGTAGCAGCAAGAGCATTGCCCTGTCTTTTACCAGCGACCAACTCAAGCAATGCGGCCTGATCAATGTCGGACATTTTCTCCCAAACTTCACCAATTCCAAGGATAATATCATATGTACTCTTGAACGTCTTTTCATCTTTCATAATGTCAAAGCCGCCAAGCCCATCAACATTTGTCAGTCCCTTAATAGCATCACGTAAAGATGCTGTGCTTTCAGCCATATATTCAGTTTCAAGCCCAGCTTCCTCAAGTTCGGTCTTTGCACCACGAATACGCATGGTAACTGTTTTCCACATTGTACCAACCGTATCAGGGTCTTGGATAACATTATTAGCGGCAACTACCAGAGCGATTGATTCATCAATAGTATTGTTAGCAGCAGCAAAAGAAGCAGCCGAACGCTGGAGTGCATCACCTATGCCACCTGATGAAATAGCAAATTTATTACCAACTTCATTAAACTTATCAACAATATTAATAGCATCTCCAGCCTCAAGTCCAAAACCTTTCATTGTAGAAATCAGGCTTGTAGTTGCTTGATCAATATTATCAATGTCATCACCAACATTAGCATAAATTGTAGCCACTCGCCCAAGTTCTTCCGATTCATCTAAAGAATACCCAAGACGTGAAAATGCTGATGTTGCATTTACTAAATCTGTAACCGTACTTCCCAATTCAACAGCATTACTTTTAGCATTTTTGAGAAAAGTATTAAATTGGTTTTCTGTTCCATCAGTAACTTTTCTCAATTCAACCATTGCTGTATTAAGAGCAATTACATTAGTTACCATCTGCTTGATAGAATCAATAACTTGATAAATTACACGGCTTGCACTAAAAAATGCAGAAAAATTCTGAAATGCTTGCTTAATCTGATCTCCAAACGATTTGCAATGAACTCCCGCTTGAACAACTTTTGAATTAAATGTATCAAATTCAGAATTGAATTTCTTTAATTCAACAGGAGTAGAAATATTTGCAGCGGCAGCTTGTAATTGTTCTAATTCACGTACAAGGTCTGGTCTTGATTTAATTGCGCTATATGTAGCGGCATAATCGGAAACTTTTGACCGAGCCTTTTCAATATCGCCAGTAAACTTTTGAATTGACGCTGTATCCTTAAATACATTAGAACTTTTTGACAAGTTATTGAATTCATCTTGCAATTTTCTAACTTCTTGTGTAAGCCTTTGAACATCTTCACCGTTAGAAGGATCGAGGTCTTGCAATTCAGATTTAAGTTGTTTTGCTCTGCTGCTTAATTCATCAAACATCTTTGAAAGTTCAGTAATTCCAGAACCAGCAATACCAGAAGTATCAATGTTCAATTTCATGGTTCCTGCTTTTTCTGAAATCGAATCAAGAATATCAACTTTTTTGCTAATCACGGACTGTTCTGCCCGATATTCAGAAACCGCACGTTTTGCGGCATTAACTTTTTCTGTAACTGCTTCCCATTCAGTAGCTAACTTACCACCAACAGCATTGCGATCTACATTTTGTAAAACAGTATCAAGTTCCTGAATGGCTTTTTTTAATTTCTCAGCACCAGCACTATCGCCAATCGTAGAATACGTAGCTTTGAGATTTTTCACATACGTATCCATATCTTGCATTTGCTTTTTAATTCCAGAATCTATAGCTAATGCACTTTCAGACTGTTTTAATGCTTGATATTCAACCTCTAATTGTCCAACAACTCTCTTGAGTTCATTATAATACTGCAATTTTTGTGGATTACTCGTTGCATTATTGAAATTCTCCTGAGACTGTTCTAATTGCTTAAAAAGTGTTTTTACAGAATCAGTTTGATTTTTTAACACATTAAACTTGCTCTGGATATTTTGAATATCAAAATCAAGTTTTGTGTCTTCATTCATCTTCTTAATTGCGGTATTATATTCGTCAATCTCCTTTTTGACAGAACGCAAACTTTCTTTCGCAGCCTTAAAATCATTTGCATCAATAGCAGACTTAAAAGAATTTTGTGTTGCACCTTTTAAAGTAAGTCCAACATCAGAAGCCGCTTGCTTATACTTCTCCATCTGTTGAACAAGTTCTTTTTGCATAGAGGCCATTTTCTGCTGTTGAGTAATTACTTTAGAAACGCTTTTAGGATCAACTTCAATTCCGATTTTTGCCGTTTCCTGATTAATTTCCTTAACAAGAGATGCAACGCCTTTTTCAACCTGAGACTTTTCTATTGCGGCTTTCAGAATAAGTTGTTTTGTCCCAAAACCATTCAAAATTGTACTTAAATCAGCACTAATTTGTGATGTAGTCTCTGATATATTTAGACCAAGTACAATCTGACCATCAGCAGCCATATATTTCACCTCCATACCATATAAATAAGCCCTCGCCATTTCTGACGAGGGCTGTTAATTGCTATTGTTTTATCTTATCCATAATACATAAGCGGACGAATAACCGCTATTTCAATCCCAAGATCATTTTTTGAGTTGAACTCTTGTATTCCTTCTTCTACAAATCTCTCTGCTACACGATAGCCAAAATTCGGTATATTCTTGAACCAAACTGGCTTTTTTACTGTATAACCATCATTCAACAGCCAAAAAACATTTGCATTTGACTGGTTCCATTTATTAAAAATAGATGGGCGAATTGCATTTTGAACTTTTAATGTGCAAGATAATCTCATACCATCAACTTTAATATCAGCAATATCAGCAGTTGATAAACAACTACCCATACTACCACGATTTATTCTTGACTGGATACAATCTCGCAATAGGTTTGCAGCCCGAACAAGTTCTTGTGCATATGTTAGTCCCGAAGGTGCTTTAATCTTTGTGAGATCGAGGCCAGCAACTATCTTATCTAAAGACATAGAACACCTCCACATAAGAAAAGAGCAACCGCCAAAGACGATTGCTCTTAATAAAATTTATTTTTTTGTCAATGTCACAATTAATCCAGTTGTTACCTCAAAAAATATTTTTCCGTTATTATATTCTACAAGTTCAAAATTTATCGAATTATCTGGATCAACAACTTCAACATAGCCATCTTGTACTGTATAAGAGCAACTTGTTTCAATCGTTCCTCCCTGAAAATCTGGCTTAATTATTTTTAGATTTCCAGATTTAGTGAATATCAAAGAATATTTGTTAAACTCATAGGTTGTTTCCCCGTATATATCACCAATCTCATCCGTACTTATAATATTTTCTCCATCACTATACTCCGAAACTACCCATGTGCCAACAATGTTATCTTCATCATTTCCACTACAACCAGCAAACGAGAAACATACAAAAACCACAAATATCGCAGATAAAATTCTTTTGAACATAATAAGCACCTCCATGATGCTATTATATCATCAAAAACAAACGAAGTCAATATATGATTGTATTTTTTGTTATGTTGAACTCAACACAGTAGACACCAACTCAGAATAGTTCATATTCTTCAGTGCCTCAGTCATATCCGCAGCCGTTCCAACATGAGAAATTGTTTCCATAAGTTGCTGACCAGTAGCAACAAACATGGCAACGCCGTTTTCAATTTCCTCTCTGGCCTTAGTCAAAATCTGCCGCTCTTGACTAAACTGCATCTGCTTCCGATATTCCAACTTATCACATACCATCTGACGAAGCCCCTGAATCAACTGCTGATACGAATTATCCTTGACATTGGCAACAAGATTGATTGCCTTACAAAGTTCATACGTCTTATCAATATCCAGAACATCTTCGGTGCTACCATCATCAAGAGTAAGAGACTTTTCAAATACGGGTACATTCGTAGTCATCTGGAGTAAAGTGATCATAAACACAGCATCCAAAATTTGAGGAATAAAATCGCCATTTGAATCAAAACAAGCATTTACGACACGATCAACAAAAGCACCTTGCTCATCTACACTCATTTCATTTTTAATGAGAATTTCCATCAAAACAGCATCTCCGTTATCAGGATCAGTAAGGGTGAGTACAACATTAGTCTTATGATTCTTATAAACGTCCATCAGCGCATTAACAGACTTCTTTGTAATTTTACTCATATCAATTCTCCTTTAAAAAAATATTTGTAATTTCAATTTCTGTACGTGGATTATCTTTATCCACATAACATTCCAGAGTCAATGAAGTTAGATGAGTGCTATCATCATCAACTAAAAACCCGCTCTCTGTAAATCCATCTAAAATGAATTTAGGAGAAGCGGAATCAACATCATGCCTACGATTTGTTTTATAATATGTAATAAATTTCATTTCACATTTTTCAATGTGTAGGTTAGTATAACCTTGTTCTTTTACGAACCAAACTATGAAATCTTTCCATCTTTGTTTAAGTGCGTTCATCATAGGTCTTTTCATAATCATCCATTGATTCATAAGAGGATGATACGGATTATCTATTGGCTTTTTTGATGCTTTAGGATGTAATTTGAAATATAGCCGTTCATAATTAGCTAATGTTTCATTGTCGATTATAAGTTTCAAATCATTATACATATTCAATCGTCATTTAATTCCTCCATAATAATAAGTGGGAGGGTAATCAAAGCACCCTCCCAACCTTTTATTCTTCAGTTTCGTCCATTGCATCTTCGATTGCAACGACTTCACGCCGCTTACCACGTGTGCGCTTTGGTGTCTCTTTCACAGTCTCGTCCTCTGCCTTTGATTCATCCGTAGACACTGTTGCGTCCGGGGTTTTCTCAACAGTGAACTCCTGCCTTGCGGCCTGAACACGGCGCAAGTATTCTGCGCCGCACTCAGGACTACACGCAAGACTATGATAATTAAAAGCACTAATCACAGCACTTGGTTTATTACAAGGGACTAACATTTTGCCACATACCCTACATGGAATAGCACGTGCCGCCATGTCAAATCACCTCACAAATCAAATTACGCAGTGTCCTCCTGCTCACCGAACACAGTCATATCCCAGAACTTAGTGCCACCATTAGTACAAGCGGAAGCCAAACTGGTAGCCTCGAAACCGTGAGTAGTCTGACTATCGCCCATAGCAAGATCGAAAGAGCCAGTAAAGTCAGCATAAGGAATGTAGAACTGAACATGATAAATATTGTGACACTTATCTTCAGCCAGAGCATCTACATACATCTCAACAGTCTCGGAATAATTATCAGAGATGTTGGAAACAACATCACCCTCGACATTGCGAGTATAGTACACAACAATAGACGTACCATCGGCAATCTCACCATCAGCAAAAGTCAGTTCCTTAGTAGCAGGATCGTAAGCAAACTTACCAGTAGCAGCAGTAGCATCCTGAGTCAGACGCTTATTGATAGTGCTATCAGCGTTCTTAACAATGACTTCCTGAATCTCATTGCCAGCAGTACCCACGGCCTTAAAATTAGTAGTAGCCTTGTTGCTATTCACAGTAAGATAATCAGGAATCTTGACAGGAGTGGCGGTCTTGTGTTCGCCAGCAGAACCAACCTCAACCTCAACCAGACCCATAGACACCATACCATTTGTGCCAGACACAGTAACAGACTTATTACGCTTCAACTGACCAATGGTGCGACCACCCTTACCAGTCAGAGCGGTGTTGTCCTGACTATTGGCAATAGTAGCGTTCTGCAATTCATCCAGAGTAAACCGATGAGTACCACCGTTGATACCGAAAGCCATAATAGTCTCAAGACTTGTAATAGACAGGTCATTCACATTAACAGACATATTATCGTCCTCCTTTATTTTTGTAATAAAAAAGCACCAGACATTAATCTGGTGACAGCCAACTTAATTTTTCGAGATCAATTTTGTTCAAATCTACCGTACCAAAATAAGCACCGTTCATTGTTTGTTCCCAATGCTTTTTCTTCTGAATTTGTCGCCAACTCGCATTTAGTTTGTATATACTCAAATCCATCACAGTATCATAGTTATACTTAAATTCCTCAGTATTCACCAAAGAAATAATGATACCCTCCAGAAAAGATTTATATGGTTTCTTTGCAAGTCGTTGTTTTTTTAGTCGTTTGCGTTCAATCAGATACCTTTTCGCCTCATTATTACCAGCCTGTCCAAGAGGTGCTTCCCAAAAATGTATTTTGCGAATTGCATTACATATCTCCAGCGCAATCATTTGGTCAATCACAATATCATTCGTAGGATCATAAAATACACGTTCGCCATTTTTTGTGTTTTTGGCAGCTTTGAAATTTTTCAAATCCAAATTGCCAAATAGGATTTCTGTATTTTCCTCATTTGCCGCAATAGACTCCATCATCAAAAGAAATAACTGATAATTAGTAATTGATTCATAATCAATCCCTATATCATCTAACTCCACCATTAAATCAAATGGCGTAGCTATCAATGTTTGCACAATGCTATAATACTTCTGATCTCCAAAGTCAAAAATCTCATTCACGGTTGGTACATGAACTGCGATTTTATCATTTATCTCATAATCGCTGATACGAAGTAAATTAGGTTTCTGTACCATTACTTAGCACCAGACCTCAGATCACCATTGATTGTCGGACGATTAAACTCCGACACCGTATATTCCAGAGCAATACCATGAAAAGTTGAAGCAGGACTAATATCATCCATTCCATACAACTTCATTCGACCAACTCCCAAATCCATCGAACCATTAAACAATGTCTCTAATCTTTCTCCAATTAAATCAGGCCGCAGCCCATTACTGGTGCGGATATTATCTTGATGACAAAAAATATAGAAAACAATATTTACAGTTTTAAATGTCTTGTTTTGCACTTCTGGAATATAAATCCTAAAACAAATGTAGTTATTTGTATCTTTCGTTACATCAGGAGTATAAGCATATGGAAAAATATTTTTGTACATCAAAGACCGATCTGGAATTGCAGAATTAGGCGTATCAGTTATCAGGTCTACAATTTCCTGATCGCTGCAAAGCAATTTCATAATCTTGCTTCTGTACTCGGTCAATTCTTTGCATAAAGCCATATCATTTCACCTCAAATCCACATATCGGTCTTTGTCTCTAACTCTGCGCCTGTTCCAACAGGATCAGGAACATAATCTGCAATCATCAATTCTTTGTTGTCAACCTTCGGATTAAACTGATCTTCATACAAAGTGAACGCAATAAATCCATGCTCGTTAGCATCTGAATATGATACAGTGTCAGCCTGTTTGACAACGTATGCTGTAGGATTGACTTGATTACGGTCAACCAAAAACCTAACACCATTATCAATCAAAATAGTATGCTTATCATATGTAATGTACATAAGCATCTGCGTTGTACCAACCGTCATTTTCAATTCATCATCATAACGCTCAGTTTCGCCGCTGCCATACTGTGTAGAGTTCAAGATGCTTACAGGGTATTCAACAATCTCATGATTCAGCGGAGAGTAGAATTTTATATAGTGATTGCAGAATCGTAAAGTCCCCTCAAACTGAATACCATGTAAATTGTTAGCCTCAAGGCACATCCAATAACCATGTTCAGGCCAAGGAATTACATCACCCTTATAAATAGGCTCATGTATCATCGTTTGAATTTGTGCCTGTTCAGGAGAAGTTGAACGATATGTTTCCTGATAAATCCTTGGATGCAAAATTCGTTCACTATTCCAGACTTGTACCCCATCTGGAATATAAGAAGGATCGTCTGCGAAAGTATGTCGTACCAAGTGCAACGAGTTTTCAATTTGCTCATTTCGCATAGTATTACCACCAGCGTTCATTCTACGAAGAAAATTCTGATAACCTCCCACAGACAATCACCTCCTTACATATCTTGTTTAATCCAACGATAACGAGACAATAAGGTTTCGTTATCTTTTCGATACATTTCACGCATAGCAACCATTTTTTCTAATTGGTTTGCTGGCGAAAAAGCATTGAAGTCCTTACTTGAAAGTGTCTGTTTAAGTGCAAGAGGAACACGAATATAGTTACTGTCAAGATAAGCAATTACCATGTAATTAGCCAATATTTCAATTTCAGTATCCGTCAACGTGACTTCAAACTTCCTTTTGTTCCTTTTACTCAAATCTTGTTTGCATCCCCTAAAAGATGCAATCGCTGGACGCAAATAATCTGAAAGAACCTCATAAATATCGGTTTCTTCCAGATTCAAGAAGTCATAGTCTTTAATTTTTGATAGAACACTTTCGTAAAGAACTGTAAAAGGTGTACCTTTCATGGCTCACCTCCCATTACACATACTGCATTAACTCAACACCTAAATGCTTTTCAAGGCAACGAATGATTTTTACGTTCTCAATTTTACCATTCTTAACAGCATCCTCAACCTTATGAGTCAATCCAGTCTTAGCATCATTGCTCAACCCGGAAAGCAGTTCCTCGACCTCTTTCACATCAGACCCATACAGTTTCCGCATATCCCCACGATTCATGTTGTTTGCATAAACCTTATCAAGACCTAATTTCTTAACAACATTTTTATCAATGGGCAGCAACCACTTATCATTAAAATACCTTGGATGCTTAGTTTTCATCATCCTAAGTTGCTTGTAAGTCATCTCCTGAATATCACCGACTTCCACCCAAGCAAAACTCTCAAAAGTCGTTGTACAAGTGTAGTATACCGCAGGAACAAGCGACTTGACAGAAACCTTTGTATCATCATTCAAAGTGGTAGAAGTGGCAGGAGCAACTTTCTTTGAAGCTGCCCCATCAGGAATTTCGGTTTTCACCTTATTCTCAATATCCTGTGCCATTAAAACGCCTCCCAAATTTTATTTATTATTAGATTAAGCCAACTCCCAATCACCAACAATCCCGCCATAGATAACAGCCAGACCAGCCTTAACCTGAATCTGACCCTCAAGAGTCATATCCATGTTTTCACGACTATCGGTAATTTCCTTCAGGCGGGAATCGCCCTCAAACACAAACTTGATGGGCTTTGCATTATTTGCCAGCAAAATCAAGCGAGTGCTGGACAGAGCAAAGTCAAACGTACCCTGTTTAAATACCTGCGGAATAGGCATCAGATCGTAACCTTCCCAACTGGAAATAACGCCATTACGATTACGCTGCTCCTTGGCAGACTCAGGAATCCAATTCTCATCAATATTCTTCTGCAACTTACGCAAAGCCGCACCAGTACCAACAATAATAGGCTTCACACCATTATTGGCAGCAGACACCTTATCCAGCAATGTCAGAAGCTCATCACGCTCAGTATCGGTGGACAACGCACCACGACCAGTAAAACCATCAGGCACAAGATCGCTCATATTGGTAAATGCCACATACGCTGCACTCTGGAACGCTTGCAAGAAGGACTTACGAGCCTTATCCAGCAACTTAGCCCAAGAGTCAATGTTCTTCATGAACCGCTCAAACTCATTGTAAAAATGCACGTCCCACCAAGTAGTCTCAACACTAAACTCAGCCCCTAAATCCATGCGCTCACGGTTGGTATCCCAATGATTACCGCTAAACTTAGATACCACAAAGTAACCATTGTCCTCGGCGTAGAACTCATTCTTATCACCTAAGTCAACACGAATAGTCTCAACAAAACGATCAAAGAATTCATTCTCTTTCCAGCCCTCCGGCAAAGTCTGATCAAGAGTGGTTTCAAGAATTTCATAAATATCGTTCTTATACTTACGATAAGTACGATAATTGTACTTCTCACCATGCAGAATTTCTTTCTCAAAACGGTCACGGATTTCATCATCCATGCTCCGATTACTGGTATCCACATTCCCAGCAACATAATTACCAAGATCACCAGTATAATGATCAACACCAAGGGCGATCAACTGCTGCTTCTCAGTAGAGAAATTAGCCAGCTTACTCATATCACAAGCCATATTCACATACCTCGCTTTCTAAATTAAACATTCAATTAAACAATATCGTTGCGAATGACACGCAGCAAATACATATTATATGAACGACCATAAGTAGTGCCATTCTTAGTAGTAAAACCAAAACCACGCTGAAGTTTTACGCCTGTAATCTGAGCGTAGAAACCCTGATCAGCAATACCAGACTCATCGACAACCTTCAACGTATCCTTTCCATGCTGTGCAATAACATATTTACCAACAGCAATTTCAGACTCATCAGCAACGTCAAAAGCACCCACAGAAACAGAATACTGATCCTCAGCAAATAAGTCATAAGCCCTAAAAGGACGCCCAGCCTCATTAATATAATTAGAAAGAGCCTGATTGCTCTTGCGACTCTCATCATAATCCCACTCAGGATTTGCAACCAGAACAACTTTGCGCTTATTAATCAAAGCAGTAGTAGGAGCCTCATATTCATGAGTTTCTACACCATCAATATCAGTAGCCAAATCGCCCACATAACAAATGTGACCATTCTCCACATCCACATCGGCAATCAGACTGTGCAAATGACCGCCACCACGAACAGCAGCAATCTTGGAAGTTTCCACAACAGTATAATTCTTATCCATAGTCATATTACCTCACTTTCAATTATTGTTTCTTTGTAGGCAGCACACCATAGCGAGAACTAACTTCTGCCTTAGGGGTCTGCTCAAATACATCCGCTACCATAGGAGCGGCCTCTTTAGTCTTACGACTGAAATTAGCGTTCAAGTTCTTCTTTGTAAACATCACGGCACACTGAGCCTGAATTTCCTCCAAAGAATACTCATCCCGCTTTTCTTTGAGTGTGGTGTATTCAGCAACATCACTTAAATGCTGATCAAACTGCTTAAACTCTGCATCCTTTGCGGCATCCACAGCAGCCTTCTCACGCTCGGCCTCTGCCTTAACATAAGCATCATACTTAGGTTTCATCTCATCATAGTCATTCTTAACCTGACTATAATTAGCCTCGGCAGTATCTTTACTTTCATTTGCAGCATCAATCTGTGCAGACATATATGTAGCAAAATCGGACATTGCTTTTTCAAACACAAACTGCTCCGCATCTTCTGCGCCTTCCTCGAAATCAGAATAAGTAGTCTTTTTACGACAAGCAGACGCAAAATCAATAGTAATCTTGTCGCCATCCATAGTGTACTTCATACCATACAATCTATAATGGTCAGCACGATCCATCACAATAATCTCATCACTCTGAACATCAACAAAGCAATATTGAGAACATTCATAACCCCAACTGTCACGATATTTCTTCTCGCCCAGCACAGCATAAATCTCATCAATCTGCTCCATTAAATTCAAAGTGAAATTTGTATCAGGAATTTTAGGCATTTCTCCAGCCTCCTTTTCACTATTTTCATTTAACTTTTCAACAGTCATGCTATACTCAGTCAGCTTATCCTTAATCTCTTGTGCGATAGTATGCGCTGTAAATTCCTTTGGAACAGCCTTGCTATCAATCATTGCTGGCTGAATACGATCATCTGTTGAAGATAACAGGCAACATCCATCAAACTTAAAGCCAGTGAATGTAAATGTCCCATCATCGTTTTCCTCGCCAGTGATTGAAGAAAGTTCAAGTTCCATACTCTGAGGCTTACCGCCATCACGATTAAAAATTGTAATTGCATCATCAAATTTAGTCCACAATAGGGCATCAACTTGAAAGAACTCACGGCAAATTCCATCGGAACAAACTTTTTCAATCCAACGATAGTTACATGACTCTGGAATTACACCATAGGCAGAACCAGCATATACATAATCTGTACCATCATTACTCTTAACGGCTTTATACTCATGACCCTGAAAGTCTAACTCTCCGTCTGGATTCAGAGCGATATACCCCAACACTGGAGTATTCATGATGCTATCGGCATTTGCATCAACCACTTCTTTGTCAAAAATACTGCCATTAAAATTCAATCCTGTGTGTAATACATCAATCGTTATGGCAAGAAAACGAGAATCTTCAGTATCCACACAGCTATTGATCGTAAACGACACTGGCAACCTATTTCGTTCATGACCCACTTTCCCCATCACCGCCTTTCTTTATATTTTAATAACGCCCAATGGACGGTATTAACGATTAAGATTTGTCTCATTATCTCTTGTAATTTCACCACTCTCATCAATATCCTGCCCCTTACTCTCATTTGTAGGGCGACCTGTAATTTCATCTCCAGTAGCAGTATAAGAAGTTTGCAATGGTACAAATTTCTCATGCAACTTGAGTACAGTATTTTCTAATAAGAGTGAACCAATAATTCTACTCGGACTTTTACCAAGAGCAACACCATAATCAATCTTAAACGGCTCTCCATTTTGAGCCGCTTTCAGCATAGCATCAGCCACATCATTTCGATTAAAAACAGTAGAATCTTGTATTCTCAATGCAAATTTAAATTGTGGCTTATTGAACTTACGCAGTTTAATGAACCGTGTAAATACACGTTCTACTTGCCGATAAAAGCCATAAATAAAAGCGGCATCATTCTCAATCGACATTTTCATTGCCGTCGCAGATGATCCGCTATTGAACAACTCTTTTGTGACACCAGCATTATCATATAAATTAGTAATAGCATCACTCAGATTATTCGCAGTATTCGCATTGTCCTTAAAGCTAACTGCTGTGGCCTTTCCGGGAGCATGAATCAATCCAACATCTTCTGGCATATTTGCTTTGTTCATTTCTGCAAATACAGCCAAAGTTTCATCTGTAAGCAACGGTTTGTCTACAGCATCCTCATCAATAGGGATTTCAATAACAATAGCCTTATAATTATCAACCCTTGCTTTCTGCAATTTCAATTTCTTGTATGTATCTAAGTCCAAAATATCCTTAATAAGTCCAAGCAAAAATGGCATCGGAGTAATAGAGTTTTCATTAAACTTAAAACACATCTGCTTATCTGCTGGTGGGACAAACCATCCATCAAAATAAGAATTTCCATTTCGGTAATCTAAATATGCCTGTTTGACATAATCAGGATATGAACCAATATGCAACGGGTTAATTCCGCTTAATTGTATCTTGAAATTAAACACGCCATCTTGTACCTGACAAATCTTGCAAATAGACGGATTGATTGACAAAACAAAAAAGTCTGAACTATCTTCAAAAATCAATCCATAAAATACATCCTGCATGGGTAGAACACTCATGATTTTTAACATTTCATGTTTGAAACCCATCTTTTCAAATTCAGAACACACATTTGCATATGCGTCCCTCAATTTCATTTGCTTTTCTTCACTATCCAATTCGCTCTCTTTAACGTCATACACATCAATATTGTAATTAAACAGTCCCATTTTCCCAAAATAGTTATTCAAACGCATATAGAATTGTGAAGTATACATGAGATAATGGCTTATCTCAATTAACATCATAGGATTGCTTGTTGGATTTTCAAGCGCATCAGCAATTCGTTCTAAAGAATAGCCTTTAATTTTATGAGACTTCAGAACATCAGTATTTGTACACAAATCATGAATCATCAATCGTTTGAATCCCGCTAAGTCAAGACGGCTTTTGCCATTTTCGGTTTCCTCAAAACGTTTTACATCTTTGTCATAATCCAAACTTGAGTAAATTACTTTTGTTACTGGCATTATATCACCGTCCTTTCTTAATACATTCTTGGCCTACGATTCAACGCTTTTAACCGTTCGGCAAATGATTTAATGTCAACATTTGATTTACTTCCACTATCATCTACTTTTACAATATAGTAAAGCAAATAAGCAACCGCAGAGAAACGGTCTTTATCAAACTTACTTACAACTTTCTCAACGGACAGATTCTTACCACTCTGAAGAAGTTTTAAATTACCAACCTCTTGGAAGAACAATTCCTCCTGTACAAAAGGCATAACTTTTGAATTTAAATCATCATTATCCTTAATAGCATAGTCGCCGCCATTTTTACTCTCTAAAAATCTCAATATGCCAGAATCAATCATATCAATGAAATTTGTCAAAATCATTGTTTGGCAAGACTGAGCCTTGAGATCATAAAGGCATTTATCGGCTTTCTTTGCATCAGGAACAGCATCAGTATTGATCGTGTCCCAAGCTGGATATGTTTCTCCAGTTAAAGGATCGTATGTTTCTTCCATCAGTTTATCAATCAATCCAGTTCCCAAGCCATTGCCATCGACAACAGCAATCTTGGCGTTATATCTCTTTCGGACACGCTTGACAATACAAGCCTGAGTTCCAAAGTTCAGCATATTTGAAACATGAATGATATTTGCTAACTGAATCTCCGTAATTTTACCATCAGAGTTTCTTATAACCTTACCAACTGCAATAGATGACTGGTTATTATTCTTGTTCTGAGAACGTGCAACGTCCATTGCCAAATAGAACTCATCGTCATCACTTGTGCTGCTTAATATTGGCTCTGTAAGAGTCCGACAATTCATAAAACGGTTGATATTTACCAACGCACCTGTTGAACTACCTACCCAATTCCCACCGTAGTTCATATCAAAAGCAATAGAGGACATATTTTTCTTTTTCTCTAAAATAGTTCTTTTACTTGAACCACGACCATACCAACAACCAAGCATCCAGTTTGAACCTAATACAATTTTACCCTTTATATCCCGCATATCGTGGAACATTGCAAGGTTTCGGTTAAATTCATCTGAACCCCTAAATCCGGGAGTAGTATAAAAATTAATCTGCTGATTCATTTCCTCTGGATTGACGATTGCTAATTTACCGCAAGTAGTACGACCAACTTCAACAACAGGTTCAAGAGCATCTTCAAAAATAACATTATCCATCAAGTTAGATTCTTCGATGCTAATACGCTTTCTACGCTGGCCTTTGCTGGTTTGTGCGTTAGCTAAAGCATCAATTCTTGCACCGTTCTTAAAAACGATCAGAGCGTCACCTTTAATAAAGCTGGACTTCTTTATTTCATTTTCCAGCATTGGGTAATAACGAATTAACTCCGTATACTTATCTTTCAACAATGCGGCAGCGTTCTCTTTTGTTTGTGCTGTTAAAGACAGTTCAATATTAGGATAACGAATTGCAACTACGACCATCGTTGCAAATTCTAAAAACGTCTTTCCATAGCCTCGATTAAAACAACCATGTTCACTAAAAAATCGTGCGCCAGCCCTCATAAAAACTCGCTGATCTAAATGTAATTTAATACTTCCCTCTGCGGGAGCCATCAAATCTAATGCCAAGTCCGGATACCACATCCACCAACTTGCAAAATCATCACATTTTTTAATTTCTTCTAATGTCATAATTCGATTTGATCATCATTGTCGCTATAATAATCTGGCGGCAACTCAATAAACTCCTTAATTTTTTCACGATTAGTTAGTGTTGGATCATCAGTAAAAATATGGTTCGGATCACCATATTGCTTAACATACTCGGCTACCTTTTCATCATAGAATTTGTAAACATCCTCATATGGGACTTCTGGTTTTCCCTCCAACCTACGACAATAGTTTATATAGCACCAAATAATAAAATCTGGCGCATCACTTGGTCGATATTTAAACTGTGGCAAAATCCTTGTTACGTCTTTTACACGTTCAAATTTTTGAAAGAACTCAGAAAAACACGTCACACCACCTTGTACATCAATGGAATTTAATTGCTTGAGTGCTTCGGTAGTCAGTTTAGACCATTTCTCAGCATCAGCAATAATGCCGGAATTTGTTGCGATTTCTTCCTTTGCAGCGAAACGAACATAACGTAAAAGTAAGTTTTTCTGATTGCTTGAAATATTCGGATAATCTTGCTTAGTATCATCATAAATTCGTTGCATTGTTTGATACTCTTTTGAGGTATATCCTTCTCCAAACAACCTAATCATTTCCTCGCTTACTTCAAATTCCTCATCGTTCAAATAATATACTTTTTCGTTTTGATTTGTTTTACGCCAAGAACTTCCAACAGCATTATCGCTTTGAGCCGCTTGACTATATTTCTCACCTTGTTCAAAATCTAACATTTTAAATTGGGGTAACGAATTAATCTTTGTAAGATATTTTCCAACGATTAAACTTGCAGACGAATCAATACCGTATTGACTAACAGTTTGATCCCATTCCTTTTTTATAAAAGGCTTATCTAATTGACGCATAATGAGATAAACTTTTTCATCATTTGCAGTTCCATCTTCATTAGCACACGCTTTAATCACACATTCCTTACACATAGGTATATACCCATCTTTATGTAATGGATTGTAGCTTCGATAAAACCCTCGTTTTAAAGTTTTTTCTTCTCCACAAGTAGAACATATTTTTTTGGCAGTAGTTAAACTGCCTGATCTGTTTGCCATACTGCCACCTCACTTGAAATTTATATTTTTAGAACATTTTCAATCAAAAAGTCAGATTCATAATTAACTCTACTTTTCATCCCACTTTTTGTATCCTCAAATCGAATAGTAATTGCTGACATAGGATTATCTGGAACCTTCATTAAATATATTTTGTCTCTATCAAGACTATATAAAGCAAAATAGTCAATCTCGGAATTTAAATACTTCCTTCTTTCACCATTTGTTCTATGCGCCGTTGATGATGTTAAATCAAAAATTGAACATCCATTTTTTGATTTAATGGATGTTTTCACCTGAATCTTGTTTAATTTTCCATCAAACTCAGCAATCAGATCAGCTTTCTCATCATCACCAAACGGAATATAAATAGGGATACCCATTTCAACAAATTTAGCGAGAACTTTTGCTTCTCCGATATTTCCAATTCGTTTACTATTCATCTTTCATCCCCTTATAAATAAAGATACCAACGCTCTTACCATATCTTTCGATCAGTAAAAACGTTGGCATTTTGGTAGAAGGTGTCGGACTCGAACCGCTACTCTTGCTCCCAAGGCAAGCGTGTTAGCCATTACACTACACCCTCTATATAAAGCCGCACTTACACGGCAGTAGTGGTCTATTCCCACCGTCAGCACCCGAAAAGCAAAGAAAGGAGATTTGTTTGCCGCTTACCCAAGGCGGCTGGTACTGCTGACGGGGATCGAACCCGTATGCCTAATGGCGAGGGATTTTAAGTCCCTTGTGTCTGCCAATTCCACCACAGCAGCATATTTACTTTATTTCTCCCAAGGAACAAGGTCGTATAAATCAACTGGCGAATTTGCAGTTTTAATCTTTATAAACCCCTTATTAACCACTTGCCATAATGTAAACTTCTTTCTTTCTACATTCTGACTAATTTGATATTTCTGACCAGAATTTGTTACACATAATACACCAGCACCATTATCAGATGCAGGAATACTTTTCACAATCTTTTCAGTCGTTTCTTCTATTTTCTTTCTCATAACTCAACCACCTCAAAATTATGGCAGGGGTAGTAGGAATCGAACCTACGCTCAAGGAGTCAAAGTCCCCAGCCTTACCGCTTGGCTATACCCCTATATAAATCCCGCTGCGTTGCAAGCCGCCCTCGCTAAAAGTGAGATGAACCAAGACCATTGTTATACGGGATATGGAGACATTGGTGGGATTTGAACCCACGATCATAGTTTTGCAGACTACTGCCTTACCAATCTTGGCTACAATGTCATGTCCTGATTTTTCAGGACTATTAATTACTTGAGATTACGCATTGTCGATTGAAGCCGCTTTCCCTTGGCTTCTTCACCTCCCGGCATTTGTAGTCCAAAGTATTTCTCCGCTACTCCCACAACTGCGCCCTTCGTTCAACCCGGCGCACTCTGCTGACCACAGAGTTTTCTTTATCTGGTGCTGGTAGTGGGACTTGAACCCACACGGTATTGCTACCAACAGATTTTGAGTCTGCCACGTCTGCCAATTCCATCATACCAGCATCTTGGATTAAAGTCTCGCATTTCAGGCAGCGAAACACCTAATGGTACGCCAGATGGGGCTTGAACCCACGACTCACGGCTTAAAAGGCCGTTACTCTACCAACTGAGTTACTGGCGTATATCTGGTGGAGCCACGGGGACTCGAACCCCGGACTTCCTGCTTGCAAAGCAGACACTCTACCAACTGAGTTATGACCCCATAAATCAAGTATTAAGTAAAGCGGCGTTTCCTTATTTAAGTCTGACTAACTGCCGTAAAAAATCCAGACCCTTAATACTTGAGTGGAGCTGCTGAAGGGACTCGAACCCCCAACCTACGCATTACAAGTGCGTTGCACTACCTATTGTGCTACAGCAGCATATAGCATAGTATTTAGTCATTCATGTGGTCTAACTAAACTCCTGATGTTTGACAACCGAATCGAACGGTACTTTAACCACACCACACCCACCCCAAGAATTACATCAGATTTTAAACTACGCTACATTTAATTGGCACTATATAGTTCCCACACCGCTCTCCCGTTCTATTGCAAATTTCGGTGGGAGGCTGGTTGATCATACCATACTGGTTGCGGGGACTGGACTCGAACCAGTGATTTCCAACTTATGAGGATGGCGAGATGACCAACTTCTCTACCCCGCAGTATTTAGCAGATGGTGGTTTATTGCTACATGATTAGATACCACAAAACTTTCATGTCCTATATATCCATCTGCTCTATATCAACACCTATCCAATCAACCTTAATAGTATCTTGGCGTGTGTAGGATCATTCAATGTAAATCCAAAATCTTCATAAACTCTATCTCGCAAAAATGGTAATGTATAATGTTCATAAAACACGATTTCGTACTGGCGAGGAATTTTGCTTAGAAATTCTTCAATACTATGAGGAAAATAGTTTTCACGAACTTCTCTATCCCAATTCTCAACATACCGATATGTCAGTAAGTAATGTAAAAAATCTTTATTGTTTACCAACAGGCCATTATACGCCTCAAACTCTGATACTTTATTTGGGTTTTCATGCTGAAGAACCTTTGCTAACTGGATAGAATTTGTCGGATGACAGGAACGCTTGGAATAAAACATATCACGAATTGCAATATATGTAGCACCACTATTAAAAATATTTCCATAATCCCATTCAATGTCAGATGAATACGCATGAATTTCATGAAATACAGACGAAGCATTAAGAATAGTATTATGCAAATCTGATTTTGGATTAGTTGACAGATAATCAGCATTAGGAACATTCTGTTTGGCAATATCAATCATTTCCTGACTAATATCATATCCAATCAATTTCATGCTTGGACAAATTTCTCCAACTATCTTCAACAATGATCCATCTGCACATCCATAATCATAAATTGTATCAATGCCGCCATCAATTTTGTCCAAGAACCAAATCTTATCCAACATACTCTTTCTCATTCCGTCATTATAAACATTCATATTTGCAATCGGAGTCATTCTACATCTACCTTTTATTTTGTTTTACGCCGTACAGTTTCTCTCTGCATTAACCGACACGGCATCACATCGGAATGATATTACATTTTAGTGTCTATCCACAGTCATAAGGCTTAACGATAACCCATACGGCACATCTCAAGTTTAGCTGACCCAACTGAACATTTGCTCTCAAAACGGCTCTGGTGACGCATACGGGAGTCGAACCCGTGTTACTGCCGTGAAAGGGCGGTGTCTTAACCACTTGACCAATGCGCCATTTGTATTTGTTGTTATTAGGCGTTTTCTTTTGTCAGGTCTTTGTCCTCCTGACATTATCTATTATAGTTGTATTTATTGTTATTATCAAGGGCTTTTTGAAAATTTCTCAAAAATTTTTTGGTGGGGAAAGAAGGACTCGAACCATCTCCCTTTGGGCTTCAACCAAATGCTCTACTCGTTAAGCTATCTCCCCGTATCGGAGGGAGGTTGTTGGCCTCCCATCCCATCATAAACAATCTGTAAGTGCCGTACCCGGACGAATCTCAATACACTCCTGTTCAGGAATAACAATAGGCTGCTTATTCTTAAAGTCATACGCCGAATGTCTATTCTTCATCTTACGTTCAATTTTCATAAACTTATGTAAAGAAACAGAATCTCCCCGGCTAACAGCAGCCACAATAGAATCCTCATATGCAGCCACTACCTCAGATATATCCTTTTTTGTTTTTCCTGTACGTACAGCAATATCAGCAATCAAGTCATTTCTATTCATAGCACACCTCATAATTTGATTGCATATTCTATGGTCTTACCCTTTTCTGCTTCCAATACAAGGAATGTTGCACCAGCGTTTGACGTTCTATGAATAGATATGGAATAATCATCAACCCCAATAATGCTTGGTACATTGACCACTTCTTTGTTAATGCCTACTGTCTCGCTACAAACGTGATGTTTATGTCCAGCGATCAAAAAATCTAATTGGACATTATAAATATGAGAAAAGTCTTTGATAGCCTGTTCCATATTCTTTACTTCGCCATGAATACCCATCACATTAAACCCAACAATATTTGAATAAATATATCCAGTAGGATTTTTGACAAAAGTAAAGTTAGGATTGTTAGCAAGACGAGTGCTGATCATAGCGTCTACTACAAGACCCATATTCTCTTTTGTAAACGTACCCTTTGGCTGTCCAAGCATACGAAGTTCAGTATGATTTCCGTTAGTCATCTGAAACTCAACTTCAACATACTTTGTCAACTCATTCAACCAATTAGTAATAAAATCAGCATAACGAACTGTCCCCTCAACAACTCCATATCTAAGTTGCATCAGTTGCTTGACTCTCAATAAGCCATCCTCAAAATCTCCCATTGAATATACATATATCTTTGAAAATCCTTCTTTTCGTACAATGCCAACGACTTGCTCAAGCAAATTCCACATCCTACTTTCAAAGATTTCTGGACTATAGGCATTAATTATCTCATTACCCAACCCCCGAATTTCAAACTCAGTTCCATAATGTTCATCGCCGAACACAAGAATACCAGCCCGATCAGACGGCTCTGCATGAATTGCCTCTGGTATACTCAATGGCTTCAACTCATTGATTGCCTGACAAATATGCTCAACAATCAATTCATCACGTGCGTTTTCACGCAACCAACGATTTAATTCCAACTTCTCAGTTTGGAGTTTTGTACGCTCCTTTTTCAACTCTCGAAGCTGGTTAGTAACTTTTGATGTAGCGGTCGTAGAACTCTCTTCAGGATTTTTAATCCAACCAGCTTGCAAATACTCATAAAATAATTTTGAGCCTTTGCGAATTGTATCACGGTGTTCATTCTCACCCGTGTACTCAGAGCGTAAATCGGCTATATCCTGCCATTCAATAGCAGGATCATCCAAACGAGCAAGGAGTAAATCAAACTGTCGGCTTAAAAATTCTGCCTGTTCTATGTCTACCACTCCCTTCTGGATGATTTTTCATCCAAAATATTTACTCTGTATCTTCAGACTCCTTGCCTTTAGAATCTGCGTCCGGGGCATAATCGGCACAGTCCTCCATAGTCAAGGTAATCAAAAGGTCTTTCTTTGCACTATCATGAAACTTCATAAGAGGCTTTAACTTCTCACAAACAAGATAGTGGTCACAATTATCACAAATAAAGTTCTTAATCATATCAGCATACCTCTTTCATAATTGTATTTATGGTTATATCAATCAAGTAAATCTGCCATTGCAGCAGTTTCACTTCGCTCTGTCTTAACCAATTTGACAAAGCCGAATTTCGGATGGCCTTTAAGACGGTCAACAGCAATCATAAGCCCATTATTTTCTGTAAATACCTTATGATCTGTCTGTTTATAATCACCATTAAGCCATAGTGCAGAACCTTCGCCCACACGACCAAGAAGCAGTTGAACGTGTTCCTTAGTCATATTTTCTGCCTCGCTGCACATAATAATGGTATTCTTTATGTCACGGCCTCGAATGAATCCCAAATGCTCTACCTCAATCTGCTGGTTGCTAATCAATCTCTCTAATCCATCTCTACCACCAACATGATCTGCAAGAGGCATAGCAAAAGGAAGTAACTTATCAAAAGCATCTCCGGGTAAAAATCCAAGAGGCTTAGAGTTCTTAACCTCTACATTATTCCGAACCCACATAATCTTATCAAACTTACCTTGCATTACCAAATCCAATGCAACAGATGACATAAGATAATCTTTGCCAGTTCCAAACTTGCCAACAAGAATTTTCACTGTAATATCTTGATTGTATAGCATATCAATAGCCAACCGCTGTTGCGGATTTCTTGGCCTAACATTGCCAGTATAATCATTCTTGATCACCTTATATCCAACCAGAGCATACTTTGTTCCATCCCAGCGGTAGAAATCTTTCGCAACTCCATCTGTGTCATAAACAATAATATGTTCATTTTGGCGGCAACCAAAAATATTATTGGTTAAATCACTATAAAAAGTAGGCAACCGTTCATCATCAGAAGTTATCTCCTGAAATCCACGGTATTCATCCATATAATCAACCACCCTTACACAATATCGTCAAGCGAACAATCCTCTCCGATGATATAATCACAAAAGCCCTTCTCTTTAGCTTCATCAGCAAAAAGATACCACTCAACACGCAACTTGCTATCATATTCATCAGAAGTAATTTTACTGCGAGAAAGCACATACTCTTTAATTCGTTGCTCAATTCGCTTATTAAACTCCATCTGATCCTGTGCCTTTGCACCAGAATTGACAACAAAATTTGTACCATCGTGCATAAGGAACTTAGCTGTCTTAGAAGCATAACGCTTGTGTCCAGCGAGGCCAATCAAGAATCCCATAGAATACTGATAGCCAAGATTGATTGTATAAACAGGTGTCTTACTCTCAAGAATCACATCCACCAGTTCAAATCCCGGATCAATCGAACCTCCATTAGACGATACATACAGTAAAATTGGTTTGCGTTCTTCCACAGGAATATCCTTATCATCCGCATTATATTGTAAAATATGGCGAACAATCGAATCAATAATGCACTCGTCAATGTCATCAGATAAGTACAATTTCCTACTACGTAAATTACGCAGATAGAAAACTTCATCGACCCCCCAATTTTTGGCGATTACACCATCATCCACATCAAAGTCAAAGTCGTAAAATCCCTTAGTCATATTGTCCCTCCAATCAATGACGATATTTGCGCTTGCGTTCACGCTCTTTATCAATCTGCTCACAAATAGAAGCAGCACGTGCATTAGAATCCATGATCAGACGCAGATATTTTTCTGCTTCTGGCAGATAATAATGATGACGCTTACTTTTCTGAACACAAGTACGGACAATCTCTGCCCTTGGGTACACTTCACGCACCCGCTGCGACTCAGGTTTTGTAATAGGAATCAATTTTCTCAGTCCTTTTCATATAAATTTGAGGATTTAAGAAAGTGCTGTAATACAGTCATTTTCGTTCTTATCCCTTCTGCACACTTAGTAGAAATCAAAAACCTCTATAATACAGCACTTTCTAAGGGTTTGCAAAAGTATTTTATGGACTTCAAACTCCACAAAATCAAAATCCGCTAATTCTATCCTTGTATTCAATTATCTTACGATATATCTCAATCCTTTTTGACTTTGAAATATTCAAGTTTCCATTTATAAATGAACTAAAATGTCTCGGAACATAATTTACATGATTTGCAAACCAAGCAACTTGCAATCCATATTCATCAAGAAAGTCTTTAACGTACTTTCTGAAATTATCTTGATCATCATAAGGCATGGACGCTAACTCCTTTCTGAATGTATAGTCATAAATCTGAATTTCCCCATTCTTACACTCACTCAAAAGAGGAATTGGTGTACTACTATCCTGAAGAACATTATATACGCTACGCTTCATTCGATAGTTTTCTCCATCCATCATGAGCAAAAACAAATGTCGTTCTATATCGCTATAGTCCTCTTCAAGATGAAAGAGAATATGATGAATAGTCTTATCTGAAATTGCAATCTGCTGAACATCTGCAATCCACTTATTTCTTAAATCAATAGTACGTTCTCTTTTTTCCTTACTTGAATAATTTTCATCACCCCAAACGCCTTTCGTATCTTCACGAAGTTGTCTTGCGCTATCTACGATCCTTGTTTCTTGCAACTTGCTATACTTTCCATCCACTTCACTTTCATCTACCAGAATATAAGACATTAATTTCTTGCGCTTTCTTGGCATCTTAAACTTGTTAATACAAGATTCTAAATAATCCATGCTTGTTGCGTACTTTACATATGACATTCTTCCACGTTCAACACAAATACTCTCATCATTCTCTTTAATTGCTCTAACTTCTTTATAACTTCCAACTACACACTTTTTGACAAATTCATCATCTTCTTCACGATATATGTAATAATCATCCCGATACCCTTTGTATCCATCAATATATTTAAAGAACATTGGTCTGACGTGTCTATTCTTATTATCTCTTACATCGTACTTTTTCTTTAAACACTGTAACTCGAACGTATTGTCTGCCGGATTTTCTCTTTTTGCTGAATCAATTTCCAGATTGCTCATAACATCTAACTGAGCAATATCACAATACAAACTCATTACGGACTCAATACTTGCTCCATTATGCAATCTATCCCACAAAATAGAATTCAACTCTTGTGAAAGATTAATAATCTCACCAATTTTATTTACACTTGTTTTAATATCCAAATCAGCTTTTTCCGCATCTGTATACTTTCGCTTATGGGCTTCTCCCTCTACCAATTTAGTAGGAACGGGGAAGTTATCGTAATTTCGCTTCGCTGCCTTAATTAAAATTTGATTATCTGATAGCAACATAGTATCGCTGTCAAAATCTGCACCTGACAATCGTTCCAGTATATTTTCTTCAATACTGTTCAAATATACAATCTCATTTGTGGGATTCATGTAACGTATGATCTCATCACGTAATACATTTTTGGTTAAAAGAACATTACCCATTGTTACGTGTGGGCTTCTACACCCAAGCAGTTCTACCCCATCATTAAAACGAACTGAATGAACTGTTTTCTTTTCAATAACAGAAGTTCCATCAAACGTACCAATCGCTTGTTTTAACATCTCAATAGGATTACCACATAATGTACTATAGTTTCCTTGAATGAGAATATGTCCACATCTTAAATTCTTAATAAAGGCTTTGATTAAATCATTACAAAACTCGACATACATTTTAGTTTTTGTAAATTTATCAGTAATACCAAGCATTGTATAGATTACATCATTCTTTGAAGCCATGCTTTCAGTATAATGAATCTGATCAGGAGAACGATACGCATAGCTAATTTGAAATCTAAGAGCAGCAGGATCAGTTTTAATTAATCTTGCAAAATCCAGAGATGGTTTAACCAGTGCTTCAACTTCCTCATATGTCATCTGGAGCGTATTCAACAACTGATAATGTGTCTGTACCAT